TATTCCATTATTCATTTGCTTCTCGTAGGGCTTCCAGACGGGTCACGCTTCGGGATCTTCCACTTCGCCCGGATTGTCCGCGTCCCATGCGGCCTGCGCCGCGTGAGCGTCCTCCAAGTATCGGCGCGCCCTAGCGACAGACTCATCGAATCCCTGCAGTGAGGTTGGCGACCAGTTGCGATCGTATTCCAAGGTCGGCATCGCTTCACCGGCCCATTCCGTGAGTAGGCGAGCGAGATCGTCCGTGCCCATGTGAAGCGCAGAGGCAACCTTACGAGCGTCTAACTGGATCGCTTCCATCATTCCTCCTCGTTCCGTAACTTCAGGTTCGGCACATCCGGCCACGGGGAGAGCGGCGTCGCACGATCACGCTCCCACCACCCAGGCCGTTGCCCAAGCGGAGAATCGCGGCGGAGCGCCACCTTCACCGGGGCGCTACCCAGCGAAGGAATATAAACCGGCCAACAGCCGATCATGTGAAAGCCGAGCGCGAACAGCTCGCCGAGCCCCGGATCCTCCGCATAACAGATGATGACCTGATCCGCAGTCGGCCCCCTCATCTCCGAGCCGGTGGTCATGCCGGTTCCTCTAGACGGGCAAGAGCAGCACGGAGAGCAAGCAACTCGGGCCACTCGTCGAAGTCAGCCGGATCCCAGCCATCGATTTCCTGGTCGCCCTTCGGCTTGAGGAATGCCCGGGCTGCTTCTACGACAGCCAGCAACGCCGCGTACTTCTCTTTGGTGACAGTCACGTATTCCATTATTCATTTGCTTCTCGTAGGGCTTGCAGACGGGTCACGGCAACATCCCGACCACGTACTCACGAAGGTCGTGGTTCAGGAAGTGGTGGCCTGTCGCTGGGCAGGCGATCTGCGACTCGTAGCAGGCGAGCGCCCGCAGCTTCGCCGACACCATCCACGGTTCCGGCGGATGTTCTTCACCGGCGGCGGTGCGCTCACGCCCGTTGACGTAGGTGAGGTACTCGACCACCCGATCGCCGAACACGTCCTTCGCCAGCCGCGAGACGGCGTTGTGCTGCTCGTTCCCTCCCGGTTCGTCGGCGGGGGCGAAGACGAGATCGACGTACTCGGACTGCTGGTCGAGCAGCCCCATCTCCTGCTCGATCGCCGCCCAGTCGGGGCTGTCGTCACGATAGGGCCACTGGATCGGCCGTCCATATCTGACGGGTTCTTCGTCACGGACGTAGTTCTCCATGTCGATCGGGTCTTCACGGACGTAGTTCTCCGTGTGGAGCGAGTTCAGCGCATCACGCGTCTCACCTTCACGGATCTTACGGTCGATCGGTCCGCCCGGATATGCCGGATCAGCCTGCCGGTACGACGCGAGCACCGTCACCACGGTCGGCCGGTAACGGCAGACGAGGTAGGCGGCGAACAGGGTCTCGTCGTCGTTGTGCGGTGCGAACAGGTATCTCAAAACAGGAAGTCGATGAACTCTCGGGACAGCTTCCAGCCGAGCCATGCCGCGAAGCCGCTAAGCACGATCGCCGTGAGCGGGCTGGACGGCAGCAGCGTGTGGAAGAACACGAACGCGCACGCCCCGGCGGTCATTGCGACCCAGAGCGTGACGAGCAGGCTGATGGTTTTGCGGATCTGGTTCATGCCGCCACCATAGCAGGTTGCGGTAAGTGCGCGCTAGCTCTCCCAGAGCGGCATCCGCGACTGGAACAGGCGAGCGTCCTCGACCGTCCTGGTTTGCCCGAGCGCGTACGTCTGGTCGTGGTGTGCTTTCCGCCAGAGGAAGTGGAGGTGCTCGACCTGGCTGTCCCGGGCGAACACCCACTCGTCCCGGGCCTGCGCGGTCGCGACCATCTCGGTGTCGACGTACTGGTGGTCGTAGCCTTCGTGTAGCAGCTTCCCGGGCTCGTCGATCGTGCCGTCGTCGAGGTAGGACGCGTGGACGAGATGGTGGGTGGCGTGCCGCCCGACCATCACCAGCGCGTTCCCGAGGTCGTTCGTGCCGACCACCCGTTTCCGGTGGCGTTCGCCGACACGGACGGCCTCGTCGGCCCAGCCGGGACAGAAGCAAAGATCGTCTGCGCCGATGAACACCCAGTCGGCCCCGGACGCTCGGGCGATCTGCGCGCCCCGGTTCACCTTCCGGGCGTAGTCGCCGGGTAGGCGTGGGCCGCAGTCCATCCAGTTCTCACCGGCCTGGTTGATCGCGTCGATCTCAGAGTGGTCGTCCCAGGTGGCGAGGAACAGCACCTCCAGCTTCACCTCACGGGCCGAGCCGCGCAGGCTGCTGACTAGCTCCTCGACACGCTCGGGCCGGTTCAGGACCGGCAACAGGCAGGTGACGACGGTCATCAGTTGCGGTGGAACGCGAGCACTGGGTGAAGCTCGACCGCGTTCGGTGCGACACCCGTCTGGCCGTGCTGGAAGTCGCCGAAGCCGACGCCGGACAGGGTGACTGACCAGCTGCCGTTCACGAACGACGTCTGCGGCTGGCCGACCTGAGCAACAAAGTCTGCGCGGGCCTGGGTGATCGCGGCCAGCTGCGTCGAGCTCTGCGCGCACGCCGGGTCGGGGATCTCCGCGATCATCGTCGGGTTCGGCGCGATCGTCGAACGAAGGACGAGGTGGATGTCGCTGTCGCCCTCCAGCTTGTACGCGACGAGCCTGGTGCCGCGCAGCTGGTACACCTGCGGCGGACTGGTCCGCTGCCCGGGTGATGTCGGCAGCGCGACGAGATGCGGGATGTTCGTCGGCTGTGGTGTCAGGTTCACCTGGCTGGCAGCACTGTCGGCCATCGTCTTCACGCTCCACGCTTCGACGCCGCAACTGAACCCGAGCTTGCCGACGTAGTGGGTCGCCTCGATCTCACCCTCGGTCACGTACTTCTCAACGGTCGGATGAGCGTTCAGCTGATGGGCGATCACGGTCGCGACGACAGCGAACAGCGCGAGCGCCGCAGTGTTGACCTTGGCCTTCATGCCGTCACCACCTTCAGATCCTCGATGAACTGGGCGAGGTTGAAGCCGTGGTAGCCGCGACCGGTCGCGCGGATCAACTCCTGGCTGAGGATCGCATACGACTCGTCGTTGTAGCCCTCGTAGAACGCCTTCGTGAACTCCTGCCGTCGCGCCCAGGTGATCGCGGTGGCCTTCACCGTCTTGTCCATCGTGCCGACGCACGGGACGTAGTGGCCTTCCTGCGGGTCGGGGTCGTTCGGGTCGAAGTCCCAGATCTGCCCGTTGTCGAACGCGTCCATCGCGGACTGGGGGAACTTGAAGCCGACACCCACGATCCCGAAGATCCAGGTGGCCTCGATCAGCTGGTTCCAGTTCCCCGGTTCCAGCGACGCGTACCCGTAGATCTTGTGCCGGTCGGCCATCGTGTCGATGACGCCGATGGTGCGCCGGTAGTCGAGCGCCTGGTGGACGTCGGTGCCGTTGTCGGTGCTTTCGTCGTCGAGGACGTAGCCGGTGACCGCGCTGTAGTCGGAGATCGCATCGCCACCGTCGAACAGGACGTCGTGGCCGTGGCGGATCTTGTTGACCAGCATCGTCTCATGGTCGGCACCGGCGATCACGCAGTCGCCCGCGCCCAGGAAGCCCTTCTCGACGGTGTCGTCCGGGCCGTTGCCGAGCATCCCCCAGTCCGTGTACATGGTGCCGCTCCCGAACCGGTCCGGGATGTTCTGCAACGACGTCATGTAGTTGTGGAGGCGCAGGTCCTTCGGTCGCGGTTGGGCTGGCAGCTTGCCCAGCTTCAGTCCTGTCACGTCATCCTCCGAGGTCGCGGGTGTCGGGTGACCGTTCGTGTAGGAGCCGGTCGCGCATGATCGCCTTGGCGTTGTAGTCGATCCCGAGGTCGTCGGCAAGCCCGGACAGGTCGTACGGGTCGAGCACGATCGGCTGCGACTGCTGGCGTGGTGCGACACCGGGCTCGTTCAGCCCTACGGTGCGGCTGCCGCGGCGTGCGACAAGACGGTCGATGAAGCTCATAGCCCGGGGATCGTCGTCGGCATGAACCCGGTGCCGTCACGCCATGACGGATCCCACTTCGCTACGGGACCCCACGCCCACTCGCCGATCTGTCGGATCTCGTCCATCGTGAACTGCTCCAGCCAGAACGAGCGCATGGCGTCGTCTACGACGACGACCACGCCACCGGCGCAGAGATGGCAGACCGGTTTGCGCTGTCCCGCTTTGATCGCGCGTGCGGCGCGCATCCTGACGCTGAAGATCCGGTGGCAGATGATGCACTCGATGAGCGCGGCCCGCTGCTCATAGCTGCGGTCGCGGTTGCGCCGGTACTTCGGCTCCTCGTCAAGACGTTCGGCGACGCTCATATATCGCCCTCCGGCGCAGTGATCGTCACGAACGACGTCGGCCGCTGACGCACCCAGTTCAACAGCTGGCTGGTCGCGTCCACCCGGTCGTCGTAGTCGCCGTTCGGGAACAGCGCGCACTCCTCGACCAGTTCCTGCGCCCACGGTGGTGTGAGCGACGGGTCGTAGCTGTCAAGCGTCTGCGAGCGTGCGCCGGGGATGAAGATGCCGCCGCCTTCGAAGTCGGCCTCGCACGCGATAGCCCGCACTTCCTTCTTCACGGACGGTTGGTCGGCTGACACGCTCGGCTTCGTCGGTACGACACCGGTGATCTCACGGCGTAGCTGCGCGACGATCTCTGGGCCGTTCGCCGTGTTCTCGATAAGAGTGGTGACGCCGGTGTTGCGCCACCGGTCGAGCGCCCATTGGCGTAGCTCCTTCATCGCCGTGATCGACGCGCTCAGCCCCATCCGGCCGTGGGTCACGCGGAGAATGTAACGCTCCGGTCCGACGACACCGGCAAGCACGCCGCAGACGAAGTCGCTGCTGGTCTTGTCCTTGAACGTCGTGTCCCAGCTGGCGACGATCCTGGTGAACCTGGGGAAGCCGGTGACGTCGCCCAGTTCGGCGGCGTCGAGTAGCTCGCGTGGGTAGTAGCGCCACATCCCGCGCTTCCAGATCGACCCTTCTTGCGGTGCTGGCAGCTGTTCGAACTGGGTGGCCCGCACGCGCTCGCTCATCTCGGCGGTCAGGTCCTGGTAGATCGGCTCGTCCCGGTAGGCGGGGGCGATGTTCTCGCCCTCCTCGGTGCGTGGGTCGCCGTGCAGCACACGGCCGGACGCGAGTTTCCGTTCGGGCGGGCTGACGTACTTGTGGGTGGGGCTGTAATGCTCGGGCAAGCACAGGTGGACCCAGCGGTCGCCGTCCGGGTCGCCGTCGAGGATGAAGCCGATCACGTCGGCCTGGTGGATCCGCTGGCCGATGACGATCTTCACGCCCGGGTCGTTCACGTTCGCGTTCAGCCGTGACGCCCATGTGTCGGACCACCATGCGCGCGCCTGGGCGAGTTGGAAGTCGGACTGGGCTTCGGTCGCGTTGTGCGGGTCGTCGAGGAGAAGGACGCTGCCACGATCCCCGGTGCCACCGCCGACGTGAGTACGCAGGCGGACGCCGCCGAGGACGTTGCTGTACCGGGTCTTCATGTTCTCGTCAGAGGACAGCTGGACGTGCGGCCACCGTTCCCGGTACCAGCGGTGCGCGATCACCTGCCGCGACTTGGTGGTGTCACGGGTTGCTAGCTCGCTGGTGTGGCTGCTGCTGACGATCCTCTCTTCGGGCGCATATGTCCACCGCCACGCGGGGCCGAGCACGGTGATGATCGTGGACTTCAGCAGCCCGGGCGGGATCGTGATCAGCAGCCTAGTGATGTCCCGTTCGTAGGCTGCCTGGACGTGCTCGGCGATCGCGTCCACATGCCACGTCTCGGTCAGCGGAACCGGGACGACGGTGTGCCACGCTGCCCGGATGAAGTCGGGGAACGAACGGCTGAGCCGATACGCCTCCTCGGCTAGTTCCTCACCGCGTTCGTGGCGTGACTGTCGGGCGGATATCTCGGCGATCAGGTCGAACCCGGCTGTCACGCCGGTGAGTCTACGCTTCGATCTGTCGGATCGGCATATCGATCACGTTCGGCACCTGCTGCGGTACGAGACGGAGCAGGAACCCCTTGAACTGTTCTAGCTCCTCGGGTGTGAAGCCATCGAGCAGCGCTAGGTCGAACTGTCCGGCGAGAACTTTGAATACCTCGCCTTCGGGATTACCCACGTCGAGCCGTGAGCGACGACCGTACGTCTGGGGGAACCGGCGTTCCAGCTTCCACGCTGCGGCCTGCCATTGCTGGTTCGACGCTTCGGTGATGATCTCGTTCGCGAGCACTTCGAAGTCGCCGATCGCTGCTTCGATCTCCTCGGCGAACTGCTGAAGCAGCGGGCTCGCGTCCGGCTGCACGCCTTCCCTGCGCCACCGGTCGAGCGTTTCCTTGCTGACGCCGATGTAGCGGGCGACACCCTCGATGCTGGTACCGGCCCTGATCGCTTTGCCGACGCGCTCGATCGTCTGCTGGTTCAGCTTGGTGACGTATCGGCCTTCGCGGTCGCGCCAGCGTACGCCGTGCGCTCGTTTCTTTGGTGGTGGTGTTATGGGGGCCATGCGCGGAGGAGCCAGAAGAACGCGCGGACGACATGGCCGCGTAGGTTGTCAGCTGCCCCGAGGGCGGCGTGGTCGAGCAGGTCAGGGCAGATCGGGACGGTCAGTATCCGTGTTCCGGTCGAGTCGGGCGAGAAGTGCGGGTTGGACGAGAACCAGTGCCAGTCGGTGTCGGTCACCACTGATCCCAGTCCTCTACGTCGTCGGCTGCGAACACCGTCCAGGGTTCTCCGGGTTGGAGCCCTCGCGGGAGGGCCTGGTAGTCGTGGAGTGTTGGTTTGCGGCCGAGCCAGCTGGTGCCGTACGCGCCGAGCATCGGCACGGTCTGTTTGAAGAACGCGTCGGCGTGGAGTGTGCAGCCTTGAAGGTCGGTGAGTCTTCGGTCCTGCTCGGGGAAGATCTCGACACCGCCTGTCCAGCGTTTGTAGCCGGTCCATGATCCGGCCGGGTCGGCCCAGCCGTCGGTGACGAACATGCCTTTGCCGACGTGGGACATGACGACGAGGGTGGCGACCATCAGGTTGCGGTCGCGGGTGGATCCTGCGCCGCCGTCACGGATCTCGATGTTGGGGCAGACGGCATGGCAGCCCCAGCGGAGGACGGCGGCGTGGAGCATCGAGAGGCTGCTGGCGCTGTCCACGTACGTCCACGCGACCGGGTCAAGTCCTGCCGCCTCGGCGAGCCTGCGCTCGACGTCCCACTCGCCGGTCTTCGGGTCGAACGCGATCCACCGGTAACCACGCCGGAACATGGCCGGGAACGCTTCTGAGGGTCCTACCGTCCAGTCGTTGGGTGCGCGGCAGAAGACGCCGGGTCGTGCCCAGAACGCGGGTCTAGTCGTCTCGGTGGGCTCGTTCGGCTTCGGCGTGGATGAGGTCGATGACGTCATCGCGTTTGATGCTAGGGACTGTGTCGCCGACAGCGTTGCTGATCCGGTCGCGACGTCTAGTGGCGTCCCGACGACGGTTGCGTTCCCGCTCACGCGTGTCCTCCAGTTCTTCGTCGATCGCGTTCCACAGCCTGCTCATTCTGCTCCTCTCGCGAGACAGGTGATGACGAGTATGCTCGGGCCGCCGCCGTCCATGTCGGTGATCCGTTGGATCATGTACGCGCGGGTCATGGCCGCGTTCCAGCACCATCGCTTCCCCCCGTGGCCCTTCGGCCCGGCATCTGCCTCGACCCGTTCATGGGTTCTGGCACCACCGCGCTCGTCGCGCGCCGCTTGCGTAGTCGCGGAGCCCGTAGAACGGCGGGCTCGTCAGCGCGCAATCCACACTCTCGGACGGCAACCCGCGGAGGACTTCGAGCGCGTCCCCTTGGTAGAGGGTGAAGTCTGGGTCCGTGAGGAAGATCACGGGAACGAGAACCCGATGCCGAATCCCAGTTCGCGCATGTGCCCGGCCGTATGATCGGCCCAGCAGCTGTCGCAGGCCGCGTACCCGTGCAGGTCGTAGGGTGAACGGGCTGTCGGCCAGTGGGAGCGCAGGAACCCGGCCATGTACCGGTACGCGTCACGCCACGACCCGAACGCTGGCACCCATGACCCTGAGCAGGAGCCGAGGCCGAACGCGTTGAACCTGTTGCTCCAACACGCGGCCGCACCATACGACGACTCGGTCCCGGCGATCCCGGCGATCAGCGCCGGGTTGATGTTCTGTTTCTTTGCCTCGACGACGAGAGCGAAGCCGGTGCCTCGCATTGGCGTGTGTGCGAGCCCACGGTTCAGAAGGACGGCCAGCTGGTAGCCGTGGCTGTGGCCGCGATGAGCGACATGCCGTTTCGCGGCGGCGATGCTGGTGAAGACAAGACTGACGGCTAGAACTATGGTCGTCACACGACGGATGCCGCTGCCCTCTCGGTCGCTTGCGCGGCCTCAGCCCTTCGGCTGGCGTTCTCAGAACGTGCGGATGCTACGAGGGTCACCGGACGGTTACCCTTCGGCCAGGGCCGTCGTAGATCATTTCTTCACCGTCACGTACGTGGCCCCAGGCTGCATCGTCCGGTTCTTCGCGATCGCCTTCGCGTACCGAGGATTGGCCGCGGCTGCCTGTTTCGCCATCACCGGCGCGACGGTGTAGCTGACACGCTCGACCACGATCTCGCGGATCCTGTCCTCGGGCATCCCCGCTTTCCGTAGCGCGACCTCGATCGCCTCGGCGTCGTAGACGGGTGTGGGGCCGCCGGACAGTGACGCTTTGCTCCCGTCGGGCAGGGTCAGTGTCTTCACGCCGAGCACCTTCATCCTGGCCTTCACCGCCTCGGTCAGTTCGCGCTTCACAGCTGCGATCTGCGCTTCGAACTCGCGCAGGCCGATGATCGCCCTGGTCGTCGCGACCTCGTCGTCGAGATCGACGACCTCTCCGGTGCCTGGGACGATTAGCTCTTGACCCACCGCTCCTCCTCCATCAGGGAAGCGGTAACTATACCACCGGTCAGGCGGCGTTCAAGCGGCGCTCACACTGCTCGCGCGCCTCACGGCTGCGATGGTGGTGCGGGCATCGCCGTTGGCCGCGGGAGCGGAGCACCTCACGGCGGATCCGCTCGACCATCGGGTGATGGACGGAGCAGGCAGTGATCACGTCCCGGTCGGCCGGGATCGGTAGGCCGCCCTCGCTGACGGGGATCAGGTGGTGAACGTGGAGAAGGTCGGAGCACTCCCCGCCCAGCAGCCGCTGGACGGAGCAGCGGTCACCGTCGCGAGCGCGCACACGGGCGCAGAGCGCCCGCCACTCCTGGCTGTCGTAGACGTGTCCCATTCGCTCTCACTGCCATAACGGTAGCTAATCGCCCGGTCGGCGTACATAGGCGAGGTTCCGTTCGAACCAGGCGAGCGCGCGGGTGCCGTCGCCGCAGAAGTCCTCCAGGTAGTCGAGGAAGTCCGGTCGTTCAGTCAGCAAGTAGAAGCCGAGTGCGCGAAGCGCGTTCACCTCCCGCGCCTCCAGCCTGCCGTGACAGCCACGCACTCCATCACCACAGACGCCGACCGTATTGGCGAGCACGTCATCGCCGCCCTGCGACCGCTTCACGATGTGGTGGGCTGACTGCGACCGTGCGTCCTCACAGATCACGCACCACGGCTCACGCGCGATCGTGTCTCGGCTGATCCGGCTGTCCCGTTTGCGCTTGCCGCGCTTCGGGTCAGGATGGCCCATTGAAGGGCCGGTGTCAGACACCGCGAAATCCGATTCCGATTTCAGGATTCGGCGCGCGTCTCTAGCGCCGCCCGGACCACACCAGAATCATAGAGGGCCGGTGTCCAGACGACCGGTTCGAAACCGGCGATCCGCCACGCGCTGATCCACTCCTTCTGCTCAGGACGGAGCCGGTCGGTATCGCCCTTCACCTCGGCGACGATCAGCCGTTCGCGCAGCAGGATTAGGTCGAGGAAGCCTTTGCCGTCGGCTGCGACGGGTGTGCGCCAGCGTCCATCGCATGGGACGGGCGGGAAGTGGGCGACGCGCCAGCCGAGCCTGCGAGCTAGCTCGATGATCGCCCGCTGAAGCTCGCGGCCGTTCACCGGAGCCAGAGCACGAACTGGTCCCAGTCGCGCATCCACTGCTTCGGGCAGTAGAGGTTCCGAACCCGGATACCGCGAACGCGATCGTCTGCCCAACCGACCCGCCAGAAGTTGGAGGATGAAACGGGGATGACAACGCAGCGGCCGGTCGGCTGCGAGATGTTCACGACCGCGATCGGTTTGCGTTGCTTCCGTTGCCATCCGTCTGCGGTGTCCACGATGGCGGAGTCGAATGGGAAGTCCGTCGTGCTGGTGAAGCGGTATCGACGCGACTTCACCTCGACCACGCCTTGCGGGACGATGATGTCCTGTTCGTCCGCATACCGCTCGACGTCCGCGATCGAGTCGCGCACCGTCTTCTCGGGCTGGATCGCGTCGATCCCTTCAGCCCGGAGAAGTTCGCAGACGATCCGCTCGTACCGGTGGCCTGTCGCGACTAGCTCGCGGAACAGCGCGTCGTTGTCGGCCCAGGAGAGTTGGCCGGAGGAGGACTCGGGGGCGGCACCCTCCTCGCCGTCATCGACGGCACCCAGAGACGTGGGCTCCTCCTCCGGTTCTTCCCATGCGGCCTGGGCGATCTCGTCAGGATCAACCTTCCCCTGCGCGAGCATCGCCTGCCGCATGAAGTCAGGTACCTCGGTCATCCCTCCTGGCCGAGCGCGGCCCGAAGCCGAGTGATGTCCTCGACCGGGACCAGGAAGTTCTGGTCATCACCGGCTTCCTTGGCGTCGCGGAGGATCGCGTGGGCGACCTCGACGATCAGTTCACTGTTCGGCAGCGGCGTCGGCGGATCGTCGAACAGCTGCGGCTTCTCGTCGCGCCGTTTCGCCTTCATCCGCTCGGCCAGTTCGGCCGACGACCAGCCGCCCTTCTCAGCCTGATCAAGCCACTGCTTCTGCTCCTTCGGCGACAGGCGAGCGACGAGGTAGTGGACGCTCCAGCTGAGCGTCGCCTTCCGGTTCTTCGGCGGCACGTTCCGGCTGACCAGCGTCTTGTTCAGGATTGTCTGCGGGGCGAGCCCGGTGTCGGCTGACATCTGGGAGAAGTCCTCGCCGAAGCGTGTCTCGGCCTCGACGAGAAGATCGCCGATCCAGAAGTCGAGCGAGGAGCGGAGCGCGCCCAGGTGGGAGCCCATCGCGGTGTACGCGTGGAGCGTCTGGTACTTCTCGGGCAGCTTCGCGACGTAGAAGTCGCGGAGGGTGATGACCTCGTAGGTCGCGAGCGTGCCGAGGCTGCTGAAGACCTCCTCGTCGAGGACGAGTTGACCGGCTCGTTCGGTGACGTCGTCGGGTGCTGGTACGGGCATCAGACGATCCTCAGCTGCGGCTCGGGGATCGTGATCTTCACCTGCTGCGGATTGAAGCTGCGGGCCGGGACGGCAACGTACTTGCCCTCGACCGGCTTCGCGCCACCGGCGAGCACGGTCTTCCGAATCGCCTGCTCGGCACCGTTCGCATCGACCGTGCCGACGAACTCGTAGTGGATCTTCGTACCCTCGCCGCCAGCCTCGACGGCTAGCGCCTCACGCAGCACGACGTACGTTGTCACCATTCGCCTCCTTTACAACAGGGATCTTCTTGAAGCAGATCGGGCAGCGACCGCTGCGGAGTAGTGGCAGCAGACGACCGTGACAGTAGACGCGTGGCTCAGCCACGCTTCGGCCTGCGGGTGATCGCGATCGGCTTCAGCTTGTAGTGGTTCGCGACGATCGACAGGATCACGCCGCGGACGGTGCCACGCTCGCGCGCTGCGAGAACGCTGAGGTCGCGGTGAAGCTGATCTGGCAGCCGCAAGGGCAGCCGGTCGCCGGTGAGTGGGCCGCGGAACTTGCCGCGGGTGCCGTCGGTCTTGCCGCCGAGGATCTCTATGACGAGTTCGTTGACGGACTTGTCCTGCCGTTTGGCGTCGGCGCTCAGCTTCCGGGTGACCGGGCCTGGGACGCCGGTGAGAGTGATCTGGCCCATGCGGTAACTATACGTGCTCACACGGATGCGTCCACGAAGATTCGCTCGGCCTCCTCGTACAGGGCGTCCGGCACGCCCTCATCTGGCGGCATCGGCCCGTCGCGGAGGACGTCGATCGCGTCCGCCTTCTCCGCTTCAGACGGCTCGGCAAGCTCGCGTCCGGCCATCCGCTGAAGCAGCCGGTGCATCACCGGCCGCGGCTTGATCCTGGCCGACTCGGGGATCTCCAGTTCCGGCACGTACGGTCGGGTGGCGATCTGTACGGCGGGCAGCGCGCCCTGCACCCGCAGCAGCGATGTCGCGCGTCGCATCGCGTAGTCCTTCAGGAACTGGGCTCGGATCACAGACGGGTTATCGCTGCGGAGGATCGCGTACCGGCCGCCAACGCACTCGGTCGCGGCGCGTACCTCGTCGGGCGCGTTGCGAAGGTCGCCCGTCTCGGCGATCTCCCACGCCTCGGAGGCGGACGGCAGCGCCAGCTGCTCCTCGGCAACCTCCTGTCGGATCTCAGCGATCGAAGGAAGGAATACCGACTTCTTCGTAAGCCGATCAACGGCGCGTGCGACAGCGTCCTCGTCGAGGTCTGACAGCTGGCGGACGTACACGCGGACGGTGTCGTCGGGGAACTCCTGCCGCGGGTAGGCGGCACGCAGGACGGCGATGCTGGCTGTGAGTTTCACGATGCCTCCCTCATCTTGCGTAGCTCGTCTTCGGCGACGTCGAGCGCACCGAGGGCACCACCCCGCCCTCCGACACGGTTCCAGTGTTTCGCGAGCGCGGACGGTGTGAGCGCCCAGTCCGGGTAGAGCGACCGATAGTTGTCGGCGCGGCGGTAGATCTCAGCAACGAACCAACCGGCGGGAACGTCCGGCTGTAGGTCGGCTGGTAGCTGCGTTTTGATCGCAGCGAGCGCCTTGGCGATCTCACCACCGCTCGCTGCCGGGTTCGCACCGGTGGCATCGGCCAACGCGTCGAATGGCAGGTTCCGGGGCCGCTCCCTAAGTACGAGGTCTTCAGACCTCGTACGCTCTGGTTCAACCTGGGTCTGGTTCTGTGCGTCAACCGTGTCGCCACCCGTAGCGTCAGATTTGACGCCACCCGGTGGCGACATTCGCAGCGTGTACCGGTTGGATGTCCGATCACCGGCGTCGTCGTAGCGGGCCTCGACGGTGAGCGCGCCGTGCTCGACAAGCTCGGCGATCCGGCGATCGACGGACTTGACGCTGCATCGCATCTTCTTCGCGAGGGTTGAGCGCGCCGGGAAGCTCTCCCGTTGGGCGTTCGCATAGAGGGCGAGCACGCCGTACAGCTGCATCGCTGGGCTGCTCAGGTCGGAGAGGAGCACCCACTCAGGGATGATCGCGAACGGGCCGAACTCGCTGGAGATGGTGCTTCGCCCGGTGGATGGTGTAGCGTTCGACATGGCGTTCAACCTCCTATGGGTTTGACGTCGCCCCGGCGAAGGAGCGAAGGGAATGCGACGGCCGAGGTTTGGTGCCTCGGCCGTCGCACTTTACGCCTCCACCCGCTCCGCGGCTACCCGAGCCGGAAGATCACGCGTCGGGCAGTCATACCGCTGGCAAAGCCTGTCGATCGCCATCCGCACCTGGCTGGTGCTCAGGTCAAGATCCTCCGCGATTAACTCCCGGACCGTCATCTGCTCACGCCCGACACGGGCCTCCTTCGGGAACAAGTAGTAGTAGGAGATCTGGTCAACGATCCGTAGCTGACGCTCAGTCAGAGGTTGAGGTCGGGACATCACCTACCTCCTGTGCCATCTGCTCATACTCGACGATCGGGTCGCCGTCGGGGCCGTCGTAGGCGACCTCGACATAGAACACCTCGACATCGGTGCCGTCCCAGGCGAACGCGTACGCAGCTTTGATCTGCGCGTCGGTCGGCGGAGGGAACGAGCCCTTGTCGAAGCCGATGTCGATCTCCAGCTGACGTACAGTGTTCGCCGCCCGGATCCCGACAGCCTTCTGCGCTGCCTTGTCGAGCGCCTTCACTTCATGCGCGCCGTACAGCTTCATCAGCACGTCCTGGTTGATCGACCGCCAGTCCACCGTCGGGTCGATCCCGGCCAGCCGGTCGCCGATCTCCTTCCAGCCATGCGGGGCGTTCTCCAGAAGGTGCGTGTGTGGCGTCCATTCGCCTCCTGCGGGGCCGCGTTCGACCTCCTCGGCAGGTGTCGTTTCGAACCCTGCGAGGCTCACGATGAAGCCCAGAGGGATGCGTAGCGCCTTCGACGTGGCCCTGGTCTGCGCCATCGACCGGATCGCGTAGTCGTCCCGTGACTTCCACAGGCTCTCGGTGCGGAGGCATTCGGCCTCAGCCGCGCCGACGAGCGCACCAGCCAGCGTGCGCGCCTCGACCCTGGCCTCCCAGCCGTTCTCGATCGGCCGCGTCCAGGTGCAGACGGGGAAGACGCCGAGCATGGTGCCGCACAACGTCCAGCCCTCCACGCGGACATGCTCCCGGCCGCTGATGCTCGTCGTCAGCTTCTTGTCCTTCAGCACCCCCGACAGCGTGTCGGCCACCGCGGTCGCTCGGGCGACGATCTCCTTCGGGTCGTCGGTACGAAACAAGGTGACCGCCTGTGTGGCGGCCACGTCATCCTGCCGAACCTCTAACTCCTGCCTGGTCATGCTGGGATCCCCAGCTTCGTCCTCCATGTCTCCTCCTTCGGGAGAAGTGAGCCCGGGGCGAACGCACGCCGCCCCGGGCTGGTGATTCAGGTTACGCGGAGAGGGCAACCTCACGGATCGTGGCTGCGAGGTTCGCCTTCGCCGGGTTGTCGTTCAGCAGTGTCCGGCGGACATAGCTGTCCTTCGACCTGTACGCGCGCAGGTGGTCGTAGTATTCGACACCGGCAAGGTGCAGGCCGTATCCCGTCAGCTGATGAGCCTCGGGGATCGTCGAACCGAAGAACAGGCTGTTGACCTTCGCCCGCTCCGTCTCGACATGGTTCTTGACGCGGTCGCTCGCGATCGGCGACATGCTGACCTTGCCGTCGCGGTCGCCGACGATCGCGGAGACGAACAGGTCGCGCTGCTCAGGCGTGACCTCGATCGCGGCTAGCTCGTTCATCTTCTCTTCGAAGACGTCGAACGCTGGGCCGACACCCTGGATCGCCTCGCGAGCCTCCTCGATGCGCTCCTTCACGTTCTTGGTGTGCCGGAACGTGAAGTCCGTGCCAGCAGCCTTGGCCTCAGCCTCGGACGCGCTGACGGTGTTCTGGCACTCGTTGCGGATGGACGTGCTCCTGAGCTTCAGAGCACCCGTGCCGTCGTGACACCACGACAGCGCAACAAGCGGGAAGATCAGCGCCCGATCTCCGGGCACCTGGATCGGCTCATCGAGGACGAGGGTGAGCGCGTTCTGCTTGCCGTCGTCCATCGAGATGCCGCACTGGTACTGGAACCCAGTGTTGTCGAGCACCCACTCGGCCACGTCGTAGGCGAGGCTGTTCGGGATCCGCGTGAAGCTGTCCCTGCTGACGTGGAGCAGCCCCAGCGTGTCCGAGCGCAGGTGAGCCTTGAAGCCGTGGGCCTTGCGGAAGACGCCCCCGTTGTTCAGGTTGACTTCCTGGCCCGCGTTGGCGAGCACCTCGTTCGGGATCTTCAGCCAGTCCTCGACCTCGACGATGTCCCAGTCGTGACCGGCCAGCCGCATCGCTTCCTCGCGGCCAGGGTAGTAGTCCAGATCGAACTGCCCCGTGTTGTCCCACCACGCGGGCTTCCGGACTGTGAAAGCGGTTTCAGGGATAAGACCCATCAGGTTTCCTCCTTCGGGAAACTCGGGTGTCCGGCTCGGGCCTCTCCCGGCCGGTGCGGTAAGTGTAGCAGACGGGCTACTTGCTGAGGTGCCAGAGCAGCCACGTCCAGCCGACGACCAGCAGGCATACCAGCCCGCCGATCTCGACCAGCAGTTTCGTGGTCACGCTGTTACCTCCGATCGTGGTGGGAACGGGTTCGTGACCCAGGTGCCCGACCCCTCGTCCTTCCCGTGCGTGTCGAGCACCCCGACGGTGAACCCTTCGAACTCGCCTTCCTTGCCCAGCGTGTCGAGCGCGAGCCCGACGCTGAACGGGTCGGGTGCGGTCGCGACCAGCTGAAGCTCACGGTCGGCACCGAGCCGGTAGATGCGGAACCGCTCCGCCTCGTTGCGTGGGGCGAACGCCTCCGGCTGGAGAACGAAGTGGGTCATCCGCCCACCTCAGCCTGCGGGAGCGTGCTGACGAGCGCGTCGTCACACACCCACTCCACGACCTCGACGATCTGCTCCTCCCGGGCAGGGATCGTCTCATGGCCGACAACGATCTTCCGGCAGACCTTCTCCCGGTCGGTGAACACCGTGACCTTGTGCGGGCCGAACTGACGGGTGACGTTGAAGAACAGGCTGTCGCCGTCCTTCTCCCGTGTGCCGCCCAACGCACGGCTGGCCGTGACGAACTGGTCGCGGTCGGACGCGTAGATGTTGACGTTGAGCGTGCCCGACGGGCCGATCAGTTCCGGTGTCTTCTCCAGATGGTCGGCCAGCGCCCGCAGCCCGTCGATGTAGCCCTGCTGCCTCTCGGTCAGTTCCATTCCTTCCATTCCTCCTCCTTCGCCTCCGCCTTCCAGCGGAGCGTCTCAGCCCTGCCCTCACGGCGGGCCTGGTATTCGCGGCGACGGTGGCGTGCCGCGTGCCACTGTCCGGCAACGGCGAACAGAACGAGCACCGCCAGGTACAGCAGCACGGTCACGCCACCCTGCCAGAACATCAGCTGCCCTCCCTCATGGTTGCGGTAAATGTAGCAGCCGCTTCTTTCGCGGTCTGGATCGACTTCTCGGCGTAGCCGGGGTTGATCAGGTGACGTTCCATCGGCTGCCACACGCGAGGCGCGCGGGCCGGTTTGCGTCGCTTGCTCACATTCTCCTCCTTCACGGTGCCGTCCGGCATGATCCGGCCGCCCTGCTCGTAGTGAGCGACCTGGCTGTACGACTCGCGGAGCGGGTTCTCCTCGATCGCTTCCATCGTGACCCGGGCTCGCCGTGACGCAAACGCCTCGGCCTCGCCCCAGGTCAGCTGGTACGGGACGCCCGGGAGGTCAAGCGGATCGACATGCTCGGCCTTGCCGCAGACGATGACGAGCCAGCGGCTGCGGTCAGGCGTCGTGGTTCTCCAGGCGCTGAAGTTGCCGGAGCCTGGATCGCCGATGTAGTCGGAGACGAGGCGCTCGTACAGAGCGCCCGCCGCCTGTTCGGATGACTGCTCCAGAGCGATCACCCTCCAGGTGAGCCCGGGCAGCACGGAGATGTCTACGTGGTTCACAGTCCTCCTGTCTTGTCACGGTCGTCCCAGATGGACGCCATGCGGTCGTGGTAGACGTAGCCGGTCGCGTCGAACGCGTCCGGGTACCGGTACTGGTTGACGTGCTCGGTCAGTTGGTGGCGCACCGGGATCCGGAGCCCGTCGGACGGGCCGCCGACGACCAGCGCGTCGGTCGCGTTGAGCGCGTCGCTGTCAGTCCACTGCATGAGTCGCCTCCTTCTTCCGTCGTCTGGCCCGAGCCCTGCACCCGCGGAAGTCGTGGGCGCAGAACCGGCTGCCAGTATGGGATGAGTAGATGCTGTCCTCGGCCTTGTTGCGTCGGCCGCAGACGGCACATGGGTACTTCGGTGCTGCCTTCGTTGCCACCATCTCCTCCTTCGGGAGACTCGCGGTTCTTACCACATTTTACCATCCGTGGTTTTGGGTCTTTCCCTGGAAACACGCACTTTCCGAGATCCGACCATCCACGAACCGCATGGCCGCGTGATTGTTAAGTCGACTTGACAGCCATTTCGCCGACCGACAGCACATGCTCCTTTACGAGCCCGCAGCACGGGCATTCGGGGTCGTCCTCCCAGTCCCAGACGCAGTAGCATCTGGCGCACTCTTCGAACCGGATCGACGTTCGCGCCTCGGGGGGGAGCCACTCGTACGGCTCCCCCGTCTGCTCGGACTGCCAGGTCACGACAGCACCCGCGACTGGCCGACCGTCTCGGCTGCCAGCTGGTCTGGGTAGAGACGCGCCCACTCCTTCTGGAACCGGTCGATCGCCTTGCCGTAGTTGTTGTGGGCCTTGGTCAGGCTCGCCTGCACCTGCCCGCTGACGAACCCTTCCTCGTATCCCTTGTCTTCGAACTCGCGCGCCTGACGGGCGTGCTTGGCGGCATGGTCCTTCGCCCATTCGAAGCTCGCGAACGACGGCGTCCCGACGAGGGTGTCGTCGAGCACCTCGGTCGCGATCCGCAGCCATCTGCGGGCCATGTCGAAGTACGCCTGCTGGCGCTGTTCGCTGTAACTCATGGTGGTTGCCATGCTCAGTTGCCTCCTTCGGGCAGCTAGTTGACTTGCGGTAAGAGTACCAGCTTGCTACCATGACCGAAAGCCGAAGCCCGAAAGGAGGCCCGGTAACTACACGCGAAGAACGGTCTGAGTGGGGCCGCCGAGAGGCGGCCCCGTCTCATTCAGGACTTCGGCGGTGGCCCGTTGCCCGCGATCTTCTTCTCGGACGTGAGCGCCGATGGGAGGTTCGCGATGCCCAGGTCGCCGAGCGACTTCAGGATCGACGCGCTCATCGCGGCGGTCACGGCCGCGAACGTGGCGTCGCGTATCCCGACGAACATCGAGTTCGACAGGCCGACCTTCGTGGCCGCGTACAGAGCGAACCACGGGACGAGCTTGCTGAGGACGTCGTCGATCAGGAACCCGTGCAGGTAGCCGAAGCTGAACGTGCCGTCCTTCAGCGCGGCGGCGACGCCGAGCACGAAGTCGAGCGCGACGAGCCCTGCGACGAGCCGGACGGTGGTGTCGCTGGTGAACGCGTGGAGCAGTTGGCCCCAGTCCATCTGCCTGCCTCCTTATGTGAGCCGGACGGTTCGGTAGACGCCGAGTAGGTCGGGCAGCCAGCTGAGGTCCCACCGTTCGGGTGCGTCCTCGTTCCCGAACGAAGACCAGCGCGCCGTCGACCGGTACCCCTTGCCGGTGCAGATGACACCGTGGTGGGTGGTCTGGCAGCTGCTGCCGTAGAGGGCGATGTCGCCGGGGAAGAACACCCGGTTGAGCGGGACGGGCCGCTGCTGGTTCGTCGCACACAGGCTTCCTGTCCAGCCGTAGCCTGACCAGCGGAGGGCATTTGGATCGGGGATGAACAGGCCGGTGACGTGCATCGCAAAATAGAACGCCGCGGTGATGTAGCCGGAGCAGTCGCCGTAGCCGCCGTGGGCTGGGGCGATCCCGAGGATCCCGTTCATCGGGCGGGCCTGCGAGTAGTGCCAGATCGACTGGACGCGTTCCATCTGCAAGCAGTAGTCCACGATCGCGTTCCTGACCTTCAGCTTCCCGGTCGGGGTGAGCGGCCCGAGTTGCGGGTCCGCCGCCGCCAGTTCGTGCAGCTGGTCCGGCAGCTGGACGTTCGCGAGCCGGTCGTCGCCCTGCGGCCGGTGGATCAACGGGTCGAGCGGCGTGTCACTCATGGGGCTCATGCTCCTCCAGGTGGCGGATCTCGGTGATCAGCGCTTCGCGTCGCCGGGTGTCGTAGATGACGGTGATCGCGATGAACCCACTCACGGGATCTCCTGGCTGGCATTCACGTTCATCTTCCGGCGAGATGATAGGACGGCATGGTGAGTGTACGGTCGGAAGCGGCCGTTTCCTGGTACCAACCTTCGTCCCACAGGGTGTCGAGCGCGTCGAACCATGCGGTATACCGCGGGCCTATCGTGTCCATGCCGTACCGGGAGATCGCCGTCCGTCGGATGTAATCGCCGTCGCGTCTTCGCAAAGCCTGTTCCAGGGCGGCTGGCGCGTCGGTGAGCGTCCGGAACCGTGCGCCGACATCGTCGGTGACTGTTTCGGTGAACGCGCCCCAGTCGGAGGCGAGCACCGGGGTGTTCGACAGCATCGCCTCGACGGCGACACCGCCGAACGGCTCGATGTACAGGGTTGGGGCGATCAAGCATTCCGCCCGGGCCATCAGATCCGCCCGATCTTTGAAGCCAACCTCGCCGACGTACTCCACATCGCCCTCGACCGGGACGCCCTCCTCGGTGATCAGGATGCCGTTGTGGACACGTCCGCCGGGTCCGGCCACGACCAAGGGCATCCCGACACGTTCGGCGATCTCCGCGGCGATATGCGGGCCTTTCCGCATCAGCACCCGGCCGACGAACAGCAGGTAGCCGTCCCGTGACTTCGCCATGTGGAAGTGAGATGGGTCGAAGAAGTTCGGGATGACGGTGTCGAACGCCCTGCCGTTCTCGATCCCGCGTTTCCCGTACACATGGTGCATCCACGCGTACGATTCGAACGCCGCGAACCAGCTGCCACGCTGGACGATCCCCTCATAGCCGACGGTCCATTCCGCGACGGTCAGGTGCGGGTTGAGGTCGGCGACCGCCCGCTGGGTGGAGGTCGTGAGGAGAAGGAGGTCGCGGTCGCTCGCGCGTTTGGCGACCTCAGCAGCGGCGCGCATGTTCGTCTCGGCGAAGTACGGCTGGTGGTCCTCCCACAGGAGCGGTGAGGTGACGGTGTTGAAGTCCTTGAACCCCCACCGTTTCCGATCCTTCCGAGTGTGGATCACAACATGCTCGTCCACGTCCACGTCGGCCCGGTCTGGCCCGTACAGGATCACCGTGTGCCCCTCGGCGCGGAACATGCCGCACGCGCGCCGCACCTTCTGCGAGTAAGCGCAGGACAGGTCCCGGTTGGTCAGTTCGGTGTGCGGGAGCGCGACCATGTGCAGCGTGTGGCTCATGCCTTGATCCCCTTGTTCGCGTGCCGGTTGCTGACGGCCAATGCTGACAGGCCGACGAGACTGACGCAGTGGTCTGCTATCGACGTGCGGACGGCGGTCGCCAGGATCTTCGTCGGTCCCTCCGACCCGGGGATCGTCCCAGCGCCGGACAGTGTGAAGCCGAGCGTGTCGAACGTGATCGCCTGTTCCGAGATCAGGCTGCCGTCGATCTCATGCGCCTGCGCGACGTACAGGTCGGTTTCCTGCCCTGTCCCGTGGATGTCGGAGCCGTTCGTGAAGATCCCGGTCGGATCCCACGGAGCGGTTGTCGCGAGCAGACTGTCGATCGCCGCCGCGTGCTGGACCGTCCCGTCCAGGGATGCTGCGCCGTAACCGCCTCGCGCGTACCTGTCTCCGTTGTTACCGCCTGAATAGAGGACGCCGACGGCGTGGGGTATGAACCCGGCAGCGTGGAACGCGGTCGAGCCGACCGGCCAGTCGGCTTGTCCGGCCCAGAACCCGGCGTCGGAATCGGCGTCCGCGTAGGCGAGGTACTGGACGACCGCGTTAGCCGGTGGAACACCCGAGAGTGTGAACCCGTCGGCGGTGAACGCGCTGACCGAGATCCCGTAGTCGTTGATCGTGCCGGTCCCGTACCCGCTGAATCCGCCGTTGTTGGTGGTGATCGAACTGATCGTGTCGTAGCCGCCGAACAACTGGTAGCCCTGGAAGGTCGGTGTTGCGGCCCCACCGCGGAAGAACGATGCGCGCTGGCTGATGAACGACTGAAACTCGATCAGCTGCGGCTGGAACCCCACGACCACATGGACGCCTGCCCCTGATGCCGGTACGGTCACCTGACCGGCCTGGACGAGCAGGGTCTGTCCGCTGTAGGCGACGTAGTACAACCGAAAGGCTGGGACGCTCGCGAGGCTGCCGCCGACGATCAGTGTTACGCCGTCGCAGTTCCAGGAGGTCAGGTTGATCAGGATGCCGGGGCCGAGTTCCCAGAACGCGGACTGGATGAACGCGTCCACAAACGGGCTGAAGACGTTCGACCCGGCGGACTGCAGGCTTCCCAGCGCAGGGTTGCCCTCGATGATCAGATGGTCTGCCCCGCACGCGGCGACGACCTGTGCCCCGTCCACCGTTGCGAGCCCGGACGAGAACGTCTGGGTGTCGGACTGCCAGCCGTCGAGGGTGCGTGGGAATCCGGCGAAGAACCGGATCGCCCGCGGTTTGAACGGAAGCCCGGAGATCGTGACGAAGATCGGTGACGTTTCGGCGGGCACATCGACGTAGCCGACCCACGCTGCCATCTACAGTCCGGCTTCGTAGTGGGCGAGGATCCTGGTCGCGGACAGGGCCGTCTCGTACAGGGCGAAGTGAGCCATGCTGATGTCACCGGTGTTGGCCCGGTTCATCGTCGTCCCTGGCGTGTTACCGGGTGCGGTCGGGTTCGACGTGCCAGCCCTCGTCATGTCCGGTCGGCCGTTGATGTAGTACAGCCAGAGGCCGCCCGCACCGGTTTGTTTCTGGACGACGAGGTGGTACCAAACGCCTGTGGACAGGGTGAACCCCGAAGCTGTCTGGCCGCCGACGCCTTGCGCGATACCTCCGATGTTGGTGGTGGTGGGCAGGTACATCTCCCAGCCGTTCGTGCCGCCGTTCCCGCACATGACGGTGCTGCCGTTGAGCGCGTTGAACTTGCACCAGCATTCCAACGTCCAGTTCGACTGGACGGTCGACACCGCATTCCGCGATGTGGACTTCAGGTTCCAGCGGATGCAGAAGTCGGGGCCGAACGGGCCTGGGTCCTGGTAGGTGACACCCGAGCTTGTGGTGGTCATGTGCAGCGCGTTGCCGCTGGAGTCCTGCGGGTTCCCCGAGGCGTCATCGCACTTGTAGTACGCCTTCGGCGTGTCCGCGAGAACGGCCGCGGCATAGGCAACCGAGCGGACGGCTTTGAACCGTGACGGGTTCACCGGCGTCGATGGGTCAGGTACGTGTTCCAGCCGTTGCACGTCGGGGAGGAGCAGCATCGTCATCCGCTTCTTGTTCGCCATCCTGGTCATCAGGAGATCCGGTTCACATAGCCGAACAGGGCGATCACGTTCGCGCTGCTCGCTGCGGCCTTCACGACCAGGCTGTTGCGGAGGATCAGGTCGGCGACGACGAGCACAAGCCCGGACTGTGTCGGGATCGTCAGCGGGCCGACGAGATCGTCAGGGCTGGTGGTGCCTCCCCAGCCGAGAGTGAGCGTCCGGTCTGAGGTGTCGCTGTTGAACGCGTACACGGTGATGATGTCCGGGAGTGTCGCGTCCGAGGTTGCGGTGTGGATCGTCGTCCCGGAGCCGATCGACGTTGCCACCACTTTGATGCCGCGGCCGTCGGTTGAACCGGAGAATGGGATCTTGCTGAAGCTCGCCATCTAACTGAACACCTCCACGGCGATCTGGATGTCTGCGTCGGTTGCTGAAGCCTGCCCGCCACCAGGACCGGTCGCCCCGGTTGAGCCTGTGGCTCCGGTCGCGCCACCGGCGGACCCGGTCGCACCGGTGGCACCGAGACTTCCTTCAAGACCGTCCATTCCCTGAGGTCCTGTAGCACCGGTCGCACCGGCAGGACCGGACGCTCCGGTGGGGCCTGTGGTCCCTTGGTCGCCGGTGCGGCTAAACGTGAGGACGACGGCGACTTCGGCTACGGGGAAGATCGGCGAGGCCGACGAGGACGAGACGTAGCCGACCTGGAGTTTCCGGTAGCCGGACGCGCTGACCGTCGCCCCGTTGATGTTGTACAGATCCCATTTCGTCAGGTCGGTCGGCTGGAACACGCGGATCTGCCCGCGCGGGTTCGCTGTTGTCGAGTCGTCGAGACTGTCGATCACGGCGGTCTGGTCGACGCCGAGGTTGTCGGTCAGGTTGATGAAGATCTGCGCCCAGGTGGTCTGGTTGAGGCTGTCGCCGCGCGCCTTCCCGCTTCCGGGGTTGAGGTCTGCTGACTGGTTGAACTGGAACGTGTAGTAGAGGGCGATCGACCCTCCGACCGCGCCGGTCGGTCCTGTCGGGCCTGCTGCCCCGGACGCACCTGTTGAACCTGGCAGACCGTCTAGACCTTCTATTCCTGTTGCGCCCGTTGCTCCTGTTGCTCCTGTCGCCCCTGTAGATCCGGTCGCGCCCGTTGCACCGCCGGGTGAACCGGAAGGGCCTGTGGCCCCGGTGTTGCCCTGCACGCCGGATCCGGTAGCACCGGTCGCCCCGTCGGGTCCTGCCGGGCCTGTCGGCCCGGTAGCGCCGCCGGGAGAACCGGCTGGACCGGTTGCCCCGGTCGCGCCTGTGTTGCCCGCGCCAGCGCCCGTAGGGCCTGTCGCGCCCTGCGCTCCGGTGTTCCCGGTCGCACCTTGGCCTCCTGACGGTCCGATCGGCCCTGTTGCCCCGCCCGCTGCCGGGTAGAACACGGTGACCTCGCCGGTCGTCTGGTTCAGGACAAGCCGGGCGATCACGAACTCGCCCGACATAGGGTCAACGATGTCGGTCAGCCAGGTCGGTTTGAACAGCGGCAGGTACTCGGCTTTGACGACGAACGCGATCGTCCCGGACGAGCCGCCGGTCATGTGGCCGCGGAACTCGATCTGGTCGGGGCCGACACCGGGCCGGTATGACACGTCCGCGTAGCCGTCGTAGGGGAACAAGACCCGGGCTTCCTCCCAGCCGTTCAGCAGATCCGGGAACCACCAAGGTCCCAGCCCCTGTTCGATGTCAACGATCCGCTGCTGGTGCGAGCCGAGGATGGACGGCACCGATGTCCTGCGAACAGGGGCGGTCATCTAGAACCCCTGTGGGCTGGCGAGGAGGCCGACGACGGCTTCCAACTGGTCGTCCGCGATCTGGATCGGGAACCCGTACACACGCTGGTAGCCGGACAGGTCCTGCCGAAAGCCGCCGTACTCACCACCCGAGGCGTAGACGGGCACCCGATCACCGAGGTTGTACTGGATCCACGGTGAGGGTGACCGTTCAGGGGCCGGGTTCAGGGTGTGGGTGACACGGCCGTTCGCACGGAGGGCCAACTGCGCCTGCGCCAGAGCTTCGACAGCGGCGAGCACCTGTTGGCCCGGCCAGAACTGCAACGTCCAGTACTCCTTGTACTTGGCGATCGAGGTCAGATCCTCGTAGGCGGTAACAGGGTTGCCGCCAACACCGAGGAAATACTGGACGTGGTTCGCACGCGTCGTCCCGTCGATCAGACGGCTGATGTCGGTGATCGACCGTGGGGCGCGGTCCCAGCCGAACGCCATGCTCGGTCTGTTCTGTCCGGCGAGGTTGTAGATGTTCAGTTCAGCGATGTAACCCGGACGGTTGATCGGGTCGTAGATCGGGGTGAGGACGATGTCCAACGTGCCGGTGTCGGTCAACTGCGTCCATGCCTGACCGAGGGTTGTGCCCCACGGGAACGAGATGTCGATATGTTCGGTGTCCTCGATCGTTCCCGCGTAGAAGCCGGTGCCGCCGAACGTGAGTCCAGCGTCGACCCCTTTGAACATGTTGGGAAGGTTGTCGAGCGCGTTCTTCAGCAGTCCGCCGACGATGTTGCTGCCCCGCGTGAAGGTGTAGGTAAGCCCGTTGCGGGGAAGGTCACCGTCCGAGTTGAGGACGGGGATCGCCTGGGTGAAGTAGTCCCACGGGTCCTTCGCGGTGTAGGAGGTGGTGGCGTCGTCTGAGAGGGCGGCGTCCTCGATCTGGTTGATGATCCCGGCCCCCCGTAATGTCCACGGGACCGTCCCGCCGGATGTTCCGTAGTCGCGCCGGTACATGAACAGCAGCCGGTTCCCTTCCGACAGGTACGGGTCGCCGTCTAGGTCGGGGATCGTCACCCTCGGGTCGTCGGATGGGACGCTCCCTGTCATCACCAACGGTGCGTTCAGCAGCGGGGTGATCGTCCGGTTTGACGCCACCCGGTCCAGCGTTGTCAGGGCGAAACAGTCGAGTCGTGTGACGACAGCACGCCACTCCGGGCTCTCCGCGAGAAGGACGCTGCTGCCTGGTGACAGCCCTCCCGGCCAGTTACCGCCGAACGTACCGGCGTCACCACCGGTCCTCGGAACTTCGACCGGTGATGCGCTGACGAGAACACTGTCGGATACGGCGGTGTTCGGCATCTACATGTAGCCCACCGGGACATAGCCGGTTCCCACCCCTGAGGCTGGGACGAAGTCGCCGCCGGGAGGATCACCGTACGTGACGAACTGGTTGTACAGGCCGGAACCGACCTCCAGACAGCGCCAGGTGTCACCTTGGGCTCTCCCGTACCCTCGTCCTCCAACCTGATTCGGGGTGCTCGCGTAGATCAGGCCGCCGGACGCGTTCCTGACCTCATAGGTGTTGAAGTCGAAGTAGCCCCACCTGTCGTCGAGCCCGGCGGCTCCGAGCGGAAGCGGGGTGTACCAGCAGTCGTCTGTTGTCCACTGAGTGATGTTGTGCGGCTGCCCACCGGATGAGGGGATGATCCCGACACCCTTCGACTGGGTGTTGCAATGGTGGCATTCCCAGGACACCGGGTCTGGCGACTGAAGGACGCTGAGAACCTGATCGTCCGAGATCGCGGTGAGTTGATCTACGCGTAGTTTGGGGCCGCCGCCGCTGCCGAGGTTCACCCAGCATTGGATCACGTCCGGGTGGACGTACGAGTGGTCGCCCTGGAAGCTCGCGTTGTTGCTGAAACGGCAATACTCGACCTGCAACGTGCGGCCGGTCCGCATCGTGATCGCGTTCACCGACCGGGCGAAGTGGACACCCTCGATGTGGATGATCCCCGACGGGTCGCCGGACTGGAACTGGATCACATCGGTGTCGTCCCGGTTGTTGGAGTTCGTCGCGTCGGAGTAGCCGCCGACGATCACGATGTGCCTGCCGCCGATGAACCCTCCGACCGTGAACACCCCACCGGTCTTGCTGCCGACACCGATCAGGTTCATGCCGGTCACGAAGTAGTCCTTCGTGTCGTCCAACGTGGCGAACGTACCCCAGGCCGGGTACGGGATGACCGTGAACCCTGGATAGTTGGCCGGGTCGCGAGGGTCGCCGCCGACATAGCCAGGCGGCTTCCACTTCAGCAGCCCCACGGGAGGCGGAGGCGGTGGTGGTGGTGTCGCAGCGTAGGCGGTGACCTGGCAGCGGAGGTCGTTGCCGAGGTCGGCAGATGGGATCGTGTATGTCATGTCGGTCGCCGACGAGATGTCCGTGTAGGAACCATCCCCGGCGCTGTCGTGCTGCCACTGGTAGGTGTAGTCACCAGGGGTTGGGGTCCATAGTCCGGGATTGACCCCGATCGACTGGCCGACCTCGGGTGTCCCGTAGATGGACGGTGGGACGGTGTTGACAGGATCAGACATGGGAGGTCCTCACAGTTGGTAGGAGCCGGACGGGCCACGCTTCAACGCGATCACCTGCAACAACGCGCCCGCCTTCTTAGAGAACTTCACGGATGATTTGGTCGGATCGAACGAGGTGGAACGTGTCGGCCCGTTGAAGAACTCGTAACCGACGATCCCTGCTGGTGGGGTCCAGCCAAGAGTGATCGACGACGAAGTCTGGGAGACGACGTGCAGGACGAGCGTGTCGGGCGATGTGACCGGCCCGACACTGTTACTGGGAACGGTGTTCATCTAGGTTCTCCTCATGCCCAGGCTGGTTGCCAGAGAACATCAACGGACGCGAAATCACCGGACAGGGTGACACCGTTGTCGCCGGGGAGCAGTTGCCAGAAGTCGGAGAGGGTGAAGTCCAGGCCGTACAGTTCGTCTGCCTGGTCGCCGTTCTTGAACATCGTGTTCCGGAACGTGCTGATTTCGATGTAGTCGCCGCCACCGATCCCGGAGCCGGACCAGACGATCACTTTCGGGTTGCCGATCGGGTCCAAATCGGACGTGTTCATCAACTGGAAGTTCGTGCCCGGCCCGTACACCTTGAACACCGGGAAATACGGTGCGGTACCGGTCTGGGTGATCGTGTTCGCAGCCACGATGTTCGTCACCGTCTGGCTGAGATCCTCGGTGTACGGCCACGGGCTGTCTACCGCGAACACGACCTTCAGACCGGCGGTGTCGTTCACGATCTCCTCAGCCGGGTAGGTGAGCAGGCGGATGTCGTCTAGCATCCGCTCGTTCTGCCCGTCGGGCACCCAGGAGATCCGCCCCTGGTCGTCCTGGGCGTTCTGAAGGGCGCGGAAGACGAGCATCAGGTCGTCGAGCATCGCCTGGAGCACCGATCCACAGGCGGGTAGCGCAGTAGTGTCGTCCCAGAACTCGATCGAGAGGTTCATCACCATCCCCGGCAGGAACCGGTGGTGCAACAGGCTCCCGTCCGACTGCGGCAGGTTGTCTTTCGTCGCGCGGATCCGCTCCAGCCGGGTGATCAGTTCGCCGAGAGTGGGGCCTAGCTTGCACTCGACCGGGTTGAACACGTTGCGGACGGTGTGCGATTCGACGGTGAACTGCTGATTGATCAGGAGTGTCCCGGTCGGGGCGGTGACCGTGAACGGGACCGTCCAGTCGGCGATCGGCATTTACCAGCCTCCTGCTAGCTCACGCGCAACCACCGTTGTCAGGGTGAGATGCCGTGTGTTGTTCGTCGCGGTGTCGAGCGTGGCCGGGAACCTCGCGTGATGGGTGCGGTGCGCGATGTCGCGGAGCAGCGCCGTATGCCGCCGAAGCTCTTCCAGCTGGGCGTTGCGTGTCGCCTCCGCCTTCGCGTTCGCGGCAGCCTGCGCCTGGTTCGCCGTTGATGGCGTCCCGATATGCACGCGGCCGAGCGCCGCACCCGAGAACGTCGCCCGGGCCTGCTGCGGGCTCAGGATGCCCGTGGTGGTAGCGCCGATCGTCGAGCCGAACTGCTTGAAGTCCTCGATCACCTGTTTGAAGAAGTCGGTGGCCGAACCGGCCCCGGTGATCTTGTTCAGCTTCAGCTTCGCGTTGTACATCTTGGTGCGGAACTGGTCGCGCTCCTTCACCGTCAGATCGACATTGTCGGACTCCTTCTTGTAGAACGCGATCAGTTTCTTCAGCGCGATCACCTCGGCCTCGGTGTTCTTGCCCTTCAACTCGGCGGCCTTCACCGCATCGACAAGCTCGCTCTCCTCATGCTGGGCGGCCTTGTAGAACGGGTTGCCCTTCGTCTTGCCGAGATCCTCCAGCTGCTTCTCGGTCTTGAACAGCTTCGCCCGGTACGACGCCCGTTGAAGCGTGGTCAGGTCAGTGTCGTGCTCCTCCTGCTTGTAGAAGTTGCGGAGCGCGATCAGCGCCTTCCGGTCGTCACGGAAGTTCTTCTCGGTCAGCTTCGCAGCGGCGAGGTTGCCGCGTAGCTCCTCCTCGCGGGCCGCGACCGCGCGGGCGTGCGCGCGCCTGGCCGCGTTCGGGTCGGTGGTCTTGCCGACGACGAGACTTTCGTTCGCCGAGGAGATCTCATTCCTCGCGTCCTCGATCTCCGAGCGCAGCTGCTGGATAGCCGCGACGTGGGCCTGCTGGCTGCCGTAGTGCTGGCGGAGCAGCCGCTCCTGCGTCTTCATCGCGTCTTCGTCGAGGGAGATCAGCTGGTTCTCCGCCCTGATCAGCGCGTCGCGGTTCGCCTTCGACTGGTTGATCGCGTAGTTGTATTGCGCCCTGTTGATGTTCTCGTTGATCTGCTGCCGCTGGGTCAGCGGGATCGAGCCCTCCGCCTGCGCCGCGATCTGCTCCCTCTGACGCGGTGTCAGCTTCGTACCGCCGCCGAGGCCGCCGTGTCCGCCTCCGCCGATCGTTACCCCGTTGATGACCTGTTCGCCGTTGGGGAGCGGACCGGTGTAGGGGATGAGCGCCCGCCCGGCCTGCACGTAGATCTTCCCGTCCTTCGTGATCAGCCTCGCGGACTTCACCAGGCCGGGTGAAGCGTTCGGGTCGTACCCGGCGAAGAACTTCTGGGCGAGCGGCGTCGACTGCTTCCCAGGCACCGTCCCGAACGCCGCTGGTGACAGCTTGCCGAGGACGATGACAGCGCCCGCGAGCAGCGCGACCTCGCTGAGCGCGCCAGCTGCGGCGATCTTGATCGCGTCGAATCCGGCCGCTGACGCAGCAGCCTTCGTGCCCATCGTCTCGACCGCAGTGCCAGCAGCGGCGGCGTCCGTCTCGACCGTCGCGAGAATCCCGCCCTCCGCGGAGTAGATCGGGATCAGCGAACTCGCGACGTCACGGTTCGCGATCAGCGCCGCCGTGTTCGCGGTCGTAGCTGCCGTGTTCGCCGTGATCGTCGCCGTCCGTGCGATCTCCGCGGCGCTTTCCGCTTCCGTTGCGGCGAGATCGGCGCGTTTCGCCGCCACCCAGCTGTTGATCGTGTAGGCGACCTTCAGCAGCAGCAGCGCCTCGATCACGGTCTTGTAGCCGCCGAGCGCGTGAACGACGGGGTCGAGGATGGCCTTCATGGCGTGGAACGTCTTGATCGTCGAGTTGATCGCGCGTGGCAGGTTCGACGCCAACGTCGTCACCAGGGTCGTGAGCGCGGGCAGCAGCGCCTTCCCGAGTCGGTCACGCGCGTTCGACCATTCCGCCGACAGCTTCTGCTCCTGCGACACCAGATCCTGCGAGTGCTTCGCCGCCGCCGTTTCCAGGACGCCGAAGTGCTCCATCGCCACCGCGTAGATCGCGCGGGCGCGCTGCGCCGGTGTCAGCTGTTGGATCTGACCGGCCTCCGCCTTCGTCAGCGCCTTCGTTGCGCGTTCGACGCTCAGCTGCGCCTGCGCCACCTGGGTTGTTCCCTTCCCGTACTTACCAAGCTCGTATGATTCGCGGGCTCGGGCGATTGCTAGCTTCTGCTCGGCCTCGCCTGTCGCTGCGGCGTCGTGGGCTGTCGTGATGAACCCGAGTTGGAGCGCCTTCTCTTTCACCGCGTGGCTGTCGATAACGAGCCCGAGCCCGCGCAACGACCGGGTGTTACCGGCGAGCACCTGCGGCAGCAGGTTCAGGATCGTGTCTGGGCTGAGCCCTCGGATGCGAGCGATGGCCCCGCCGAGCTTCTGCAAGCCGATCGTCATGTTCGCCGCCGCGGGCTCACCGATCCCGAGGTTCTTGAACAGGACGCCGAACTCGGCGCTGACCCGCGACGATGTCTGCTCGCTGATCCCGAGCGCGGTCGTCGAGGCGGCCTTCGCGAACTGCTGGAGTCTCGGCGCTGCCTTACCGAACAGGCTGTCGATCGCTTCCCCTGACTTCTGGAGGGAGCCCGCCCCTTCGACTGCGGCACGAAGGTTATGGCCGAGAGCCTGGACGCCAACGGACGCGACGGCGAAGCCGGTGAAGCCGAGCGCGGCAGCGGTGAACGCGGAGCCGACCGATTTGATCCCCAGCCCGGCGAACCCGGACTTCTCGCCGAGCCCTTCCATCAGCCGGGTGTGCTTCGCCGTCTCCGCCTGCGCCCTCCTGGACGCCCCGACATAGTTGTTCAGTTCGGTGTTGAGCCCCCGCTGCCGACCGGCCGCCTGCGGGCTGAGGATCGGAACGTTCGTGTTGAGGGAACTGCGAAGCTCGCTCGCGAATCCGGACGGGTCCGGGCGGACCTTGACGTACAGGTCACCGGCGTAGCCGCTCACACGGTCCTCATCTTCATCGCCGCCAGAGCCTCCTCCTGGCCTTTGATCGCGCCCATCTCGATCGCCATCCGTCTCGCCTGCTCACGCCTCAGTTCCTCCGGGCCTAGCTCATGGTCGAACTTGACTTCCAGCTGCCGATCGAACTCTTTCGTCTCGGTCATATCCTTGGCGAGCCAGTCGTAGACGACGTTGCAAAGCCGTCTGAGGTCTAGCTGGGCGAGGTTGCTGCCTGTTTGCCGCGTGAACGCACCTTCGATTCGGTTCCATTCTTCGACTGCGCTCCAGACGAGTCGGAGGACGGCTCGGTAGGGCGGCCGGACGTGACCTCCGTCACGTAGTTCAGGACGGCGACGAGGTCGCGTAGGTCGGGTGGTGCCGGGTTCTCACGCGCTCGGACCCGGAACCACTTGTCATCCTGGCCTGGTTCCAACAGGTCGTTGAGGAACACGTCGTCGAGGGTCGCGAGCAGTTCCGCGTCGTCGAGAGCGGACTGGGCGCGGACCACCACGTCCGGGTACAGGTACGGCCGGAACGTGAGTTCCTCGCCGCCGATCTTGAAGGTGCGGTCGCCGCCCTCGCGGGCCTCGGCCCTGATGATGTCGAAGTCCTTCACGTTCGCCTCCTGGTTCTTCGTCGTTACCAGGGAGGCTAGCCTGGGCTCCGGCCAGCCGCCGCTTTCACAGCCGTCACTTTAGAGGCCGTGTCAGGTACCGAGGAATCGAATCTGGATTTCGGATTCCCGGCGACCAGGTGACCGGGCGGCGGCCAGCCGGATTTCGGGGTGGTTCACCTGTGGCTGGTGCCGAACGCCGCCTGGAGCGCCGGTTTCAGGAACGGGTACGCCTTGTTCCCCTGCCTGTGAACGATCCGGACGGGATGGTCGGCGTCGGGCCAGTAGAGCGCCTGCTTGTTGCGGGGGAGGATGTCGTAGGGGCCGGTGCCGTTCTCGACGAACCCGGCGTACTCGACGTCGCTGCCGATCTCCGCGTAGATGCCGTGGCCGTCGCTGACGATCCGCCACTGGATCGACGAGCGCAACCGTCCGGTGATGACATTCGGCCCGGGCCTGCCGCTCGCGTTGACGACGGCCTGGTCGCGTACGCGTTGGGCTCGGATCGCGAGATCGTGGTAGACGGCACCGTGCGGTGACGCGAGGGAGGCTTCGATCGACGCTGGGTCGAGGACGACGCGGGTGACGAACTCGGCTGCCATCAGCTGATCGCCACCTCGTAGCCGTCTATCTGCGGTCTGACCCGGATCTCCCATCCGGCGCAGCCGCCCCGGGCTGGAACCGGGGTGGGCGGGTCGATGTAGAGGGCGACACACTTCCCGTTGAACAGCTGGCCGGACCGGTGCAGGTTGATCAGCCCGTTCCAGATCGCCCACACATCCTCGTTCAGAACCTGCGCCGCCTCCTGCATGGCAGCCATCGACGGCAGCGCGTTCTGCTCGGCGACGGGGATGCAGCGGGCGTCGGTGACGACCAGGGTCGCGAGGTAGAGGACCCCTTGCGCGCCCTGGAGCCGATGGCCCGCAACAGGGATCGGGGTGATCGGCGCTGTCATCTCCGTCTGGATCGACCGGACATCCACGGTCAGCTGGTCGCAGCAGTCGAACGCCGGTAGGGCCGGTGACACGAACGCGCGGTCGATCGCACCAGCGGCCGTGGTCGCCAATGCGTTGTTCGCGTGAGCGAGAAGCTCGACGGCGAAGTCGTGGAGGGTAGTGACAGTGCTCAATGGCCGCTGCCCGGTCCGAGCCGTTCCGCGAACTGCGGCAGATCAGGCGACCAGACCGAGGGCGGGCGGCGATGAGCGGCCGGGTTGTACGCGCTCAGGAACGCATCGACGAGGGTGAGCCCGGTCGCCCACCGGCCCGACTGGAGCGCCCATGACAGGAACGGTGGCCTCTCGACGGTAATCCCCTGTCGGTCGATCCTGGTAGTGCCGACCGGGAGAGCACACTGCTGTCCGGCGCAGACCTTGTAAAGCTCGCAGGCCAGCTGCGCGGCGGCCATCACCCCGAGCGTCGGCGGCGACTGGCCGAACGTGTACGTGACACCCCATGTTCCCGGCTCGGTCAGCGCAAGGTCGAGCCGCTGGCAGCGCGGCCAGAACTGCTCCTCCTGCGTGACCGGGTCGGCGAGCCGGGTGAGGAACCGCCAGTTGTCGAGCCGGTACTCGGCCGGTCCGATCACCGCACCGTCGATCAGGACCTGGATGATCGCGTTGACGGGGAAGCCGGGAAGCCACGCGCGGGAGAGGCTGCCGCAGCCGCACACGTCGTTGCAACCCTCGTAGCCCCAACCCCAGCCGCTGTTGCCCCACCAGCCCCACGTCAGCCCGTACGGGAACTGCGGCACACCCGGCGACGCAGGCCAGGTCAGCCACGCCCAGCAGCCGCACCCGTCGGCGCACGGACGGACTGTCTGCTGACCGAGCCCGGAGAACTGCCTGCCGGACAGTTCATAGAGAAGCTCGGACGACGCCCAGATCACCTCGTCGAAGACGCTGAGGTCGGTGCCGACAGCGACGTTGCAGCAGTTCGCCACGTCCTGGCCGCTGATCCACGGGACGTTCGGCCCCAGTGGCGGACCAGCGCCCGGGGCGGGAGGCTCGATCGGCGGGATCGGGGTGGCGTCCGCGCTGACGACGACGAGGTCATCGACGCTGACTGTGGTCGGCGCGAACGACCCGTCGGTCGAGCCGATCACGCTGTACAGCCCGATCGCTGCTGGGGCGACCAGCTGCACCGTGTAGACGCCTGAGAGGGCGGGTGTCTCCTCGACGTTGGCGGTGGACGGACCGTAGACGACGTTGCCAGTGTCCGACTCGATGATCTGGACGCTGAAGATCCCGACGTCGTCGGCGACGCCCGTGTCGTGGACGGATTCGAACGGGGCGTTCTGGACGACGTACGGCATCAGGTCACCCGACCAGCTGCATCACTTCGGGAGGGTGATCGTCCGTCCAGGACGGGCCGGTACACATCGGTTCCATCCGCTGGTCGTTCCGTTCCTGCCGTCCGCAGAGCGGGCAGCGGAACACGAACCCGGAGCCGGTTTCGAACAGCCCTGTTTCAATCAGCGCCTTCGCCTCGTCGCTCGACCCGTACGCCCGCCGTTCGCGCTTCACCAGATGCGGCTCCTTGCCGCCGGGAAGCCAGATCGGGACGCCTTCCATCTCGCGTAGCTGGCTCACTGCCACTCCTCCACCGGACAGTCGATACCGCGCATGATCGCGCGCCGGTCGGATTGTAAGCCGTTCGCGTACCGGCCCACATGCCACTCGACGAGCAGACGATTCACGCGTCGGATCGCCCCCGTCTCGATCAGATGGGGCAAGAGAACGTACTCGGCCCCTTCTACGTCGAGCTTCATCACGATCTCGGCCTTCGGCAGTTCAAGCAGCCAGCGGGCCAGGTCGAAGCAGGGAGTCTTGTCCATCCCGGCGTCAACGTGAGTGCAGTTCGCCTGAAGGTCGAGCGCGATCTCACCGTCGTACGTCCAGGCGGCCCGCCGTGACGTCATCACCACAGCGCCGTCCACCCGGTCGATCATCTCGACCAGACCAGGGTGCGGATCGAACCCGTAAAGGACGGTCGGGCCGAACCGTTTCAGAAGGTAGCCGATCGAGTCCTCCTGTCCCAGCTGCCCCGGTTTCAGCCAGGTGACGCAGCCGACGTCAACGACGATGTCGGTGGTGAGCGTGCTCACCGTCCGAACAGCCAGGCCAGCGTTACCAGTTGGGGCTGCGTTGCCCATGCGCGTTCCGCACCCACATGGGCAGCGCAGCCTCCACCTCAGCTGTAGACGTAGCCGCCGATCGTCAACATGACGATCGAGCCGGTCGCCGTGTCGCACTTGTAGCCGAGCCACGAAACGACGGTTGCCGGGACGACCCACCAGCCGTTGAAGATCGCCGGGACGGACGCGGTGAGCGCGTATGCGTCCATCAGCCGCGTCGCGGCGGCGTCCGCGCCACCGGTCGTGACGGTGATCGAGTGCGAGCCCGCCGAGGTCGTCGCGTGGATTGTTCGGAGCACACCCGTGTTGGCCGCCGTCGAGGTCTGATAGGCCGCCGTCGAAGTGACGGAGGTCATCGCCGGGACGAGTGCCGCCGGGGTGTACGCCGCAAAGCACAGCTGCGGCCCGAAGCCGCTGCCGTCGATCGTTCTGCCGATCCCCTTCATGCCTTCACCTCCTCCATCGCCGCTTGGTTGATTGCCTTCAGTTCGTCGTCGAGTTCGACAAGGTTGATGTCTTCACCGATCAGGTTCCGCATCTGCTCATGCGGGAACATGACGATGTTCTTGCTGTGCCCGACGTTGCACTTCGGCACCAGCACGGGCGTGTACCCGACCTCACGGGCACGCCAGGAGAACGAGAGGTCCTCCCCGCGGTTGCCTTCCAGCGGCCAGAACGCGCCCGGGCCAATCGCCTGGAACACGTCGCGGTGGATAAGCGTGAAGCCTGCGCCCACCACGCCGATCTCGGTCGGCTCGGCCGGAAGCTGGATCAGGTTGTGGTAGACCATCGGCTCGTCGTCGTCCCAGACGCCGCAAACCATGAACCCGTTCTCCAGGACGTACGCGCCGGAGTAGACACCAGGACCGCGCTCGTCAGCGACGTCGTAGAGCGCCTGCACGTCACCGGGCGTGAACACGATGTCGTTATCGACGCTGAGCAGCCAGTCGCGGCCGAGGTCGAGGAACTGGTCCTGCATCTGGTTTCGGTTCGCGTGGATGTACGGGCCGAGCACTAGGAGCCAGTCGGCGTTGAACCTGTTGTTGACGTCGTTCTTGAACAGGTTCAGCACGCTGTGCATGAACCAGAAGCTAACGCTCGGGCCGGTGATGAATCCGAGGACGGAGTCGGGATCGCGTCGCATCCTGTCAGTCTACGAGCGGAAGCGGCTACCTCCGGAACGCGAGTCCCGACCGGACGTAGTGGTTGAGCGGGTGCAGGTTGGTGGCTGCGAGGTCGCGGGTGATCACGGTCAGGGTGTGGTCGTACTGATGCCCGTTGGCGGCCATCGCACCGACCCAGTAGTCGGCCGGGCGGCAGTTGACATGATGGTGGCCGACCTGGCCTGGGAACGCATGTGTCATCAGCACGATCTCGGCCTGGAAGAACGCTGACATCACGTTCGGGAGGTAGCGTTCCTCAACGTGCTCGACGAACTCGCAGCACCAGCAGAGGTCGAACCTGCGGTCGAGGTTGAACGTCCCGGCGGTGAAGTCGTGTTGGACGATCAGATCGCCGGGCTGATCTATGCCATCCACTCCGAGCACCTCGACTGCGCCAGCGCCGAGGAAGAAGCGGAGCGCATCGCCTTCACCGCATCCGACATCAATGACACTGTGGCACTGGTAGTCCTGCACCAGCCACTGCCATAGATCCGGGTAGCGAGTGGCGTCGTCGCCGCCCTCGATATACCCGCCAAGGTGCGGCCGGTCGATGTCTACATGGACGCTGATGCTGTTTCCTTCCGCTGGTACCAGCCGCCCGTCCACAGGGTTGAGAGTTCGTCGAACCACCGTTCGTACAGTGGCGCGACGGCTTCCAACGAGAAGCGTTCTAACGCGTCCTGTTGCAAAGTCAATGGATCGTATTCGGCTGCCCGTTCGACCGCGTCACAGCCCTCCTGGAGCGTCCGGAACCGCCTTTCCGGCGGAACTGTTTCGGTGAACGCGCCCCAGTCGGTCGCGATCGAGGGTGTGCCGCACAGGGGCGCTTCGACAGCGACCGCACCGAACGGCTCAATGTATGTGGTCGGGCAGATCAGCGCGCGGGCACGGCCCATCAGACTGTCGCGCTCCTGACGGCCGACGGTGCCCATGTAATACACGTCGCCTTCGATCCGAGTGCCATCCTGGCAGACGATCAGCCCGTCCTGGGTTTCGCGCATCCCCGATCCAGCTACAAGGAGAGGCATCCCGAGTTCACGGGCGATGTCCGCGGCGATGTGCGGTCCCTTCCGGGCGATCAGACGGCCGACGAAGACGAGGTAGTCCTCCTTGTCGTGCAACGTCCATTCGTCCGGGTCGAAGAAGTTCGGGATCACGGTGTCGTACCAGCGTCCGTCGTGGATTTGCCGGACCCCGTACATGTGGTGACGCCACGCGTACGACTCGAAACAGACGTGTGGGAGGTACCAGCCTGAATAGCCTGCCGCCCATTCGCAGGTGAGGTAGCCGCGCGATGACGGGAGTGCGTTCGTGACCGCCTGCTGAGCGAGGCCGCCGCTAAGGAGGATCAGGTCGCCGCGTTCGTACCTGCGTTCGATCTCCAGGATCGCTCTGGCGTTCGTCACGGCGTACTGTGGTGTGCGAGCGTCCCAGGCACCGGCGACAATCGGGAGGGTGTTCGCGTCCATGTCGCCGAACCACTGGTGCTGCTCCTGGTCTGTGTAGGTCGGGACGAGTTCGGCGTAGTCGCGCATGTCGGAGTGTTCGCCGCCGTAGTAGACGATCTCCCAGCCGCGGGAGCCCATCATCTTCACGAACTTCCACGCCTTCGTCGTGAACGCGCACACCGTCACATCAGGTGACAGATGGGCGTGTGGGAGTCCTACAAGGTGGAGTTTCACGGTGGGCTGATCCAGGAGACTGCCGCGATCTTCCCTGGCGTCCCGTATCCGGGAGGGACGTAGGTGCCGCCGCCGAAGTTGTCGAGCAACTGGACGTTGCCGAACACTTCCAGGCCGATCTTGCCGGTGCCGCTGATGTTCGTGTCGGTCTGAGAGGTCAGCACGACCCACGATCCGCCTGACACCTTGTAGTACGCGGTGACCGTCGTGCCGATCACCTGCAAACCGAACGAGTCGCCTACGCCCGCCGCCGCTTGCGTTCCAGACGCCAGGTTGCCGATGGATCCCGCTCCCGCGAGGAAACGGGTCAACCACCAGTTCCCGGTTGTCGCTTGGAGCGTCAGCGTGTAACCGGTGGGTGACCCGCCCGAGTTGGTGCAGCGCACCCAGATGCCAGTGTCATCGGTCGTCGCAGGGAGCGCCGACCAGTTCACCCACGATTCCATGTCCGGCCCGAAAGCGTTCGTCCAGACCGCCCCACCCCAGTGCGTGCCATCTGGGCCTTGAACCGCTCCCGAGACGATCGTAAGCGCACCATCGCCGAACTGGCTGTTCGTCCAGTTGCTAAGCGTGCCGGAGAAGTTGTCGAGCAGGCTGGTGGTTGGGAATGCCATTTCAGACCGGCAGCCACAATCTCGGCCGTTCCGGCCACAGTAGGCCGAGCCGGTCGCGCACCCAACGGCGGGAGAGCACTGCGGGATCCTGAAAGTTCACCGCCGGATTGCGAGGCTGGAAGCCACTTGGAAGCTTGAAGCTCGCGATCACCACATGGATGTTCGTCAGGTTCATCGACCCGTCGGAGAAGCTGTCGTTGTCGGCGCTGCTGTTACCGGTCGTGATCCCGTACGAATACCTGATGTGATTCAGGTTCACGGTGTCGGAGTCCTGGTTGGCGGTGTTGTTGTCCGAGGCTCCGTTGTTCGGAGCGTGGGCTGACGTTGACGAACCGCCTTTGCTCATCTTGTACATGCCGAGCATGATCAGCAGTTCGCCGGACGCAGCGTCTGCGGCACCGTTGGTCGCGACGGTCGGAGATGACGTGGCATGGTTCGCGCCGGTCTGGTCGAGCGGAGAACTGGTCGCGTTCCCGGAGAACTCGGCCAACTGACACCACACATTCGGGCTTCCCGAACCGGTAATAGTCGGCTGGGCATCGCTTCCAGCCGCGATCTTGTAAAAGATAAAGAGACTGGAACTGACTCCATCGTCGTCGCTGATTCCTACACTCCAGCCGGTGGGGGTGGTTATGCTGATGCCACTAAGAGCACTCGCCCAGCAGATCAGAAGGTTGTTAGCGGTAGGGGTTTGCCCGTAACTGGGTGTTTGTGGTGCTCCCTGCTGTGTGATGGCCGTTCCCGCCGAGCCGACTAGCGCGTAAGCCATACATCCCCCCCTGCGCGTCCGGGGAAGAAGCACGCGGTCCCGGCGTCCGTCAGCGTCAGCAGGTGTCGTTCAAGATCGGCCTGCGCTTGATCGTCCTTCATCGGCCGGTACACGTACAGGATGTCGGTTCGCATGAACTCCCGGTCTGCCAGATCGAACGCGTCAACGCACAAGATGTCGGCCTCTGGACAGAGTTCTCTGGCCGCCTCGGCATAGAGCGGGTTCTTCTCGACTCCTTTGACGGTGAATCCCATGTGAGCCATGAAGCACAGTTTGGTTCCTATTCCACAGCCGACATCCAGGAACATGGTCGGCTTGGCGATCAGAAGATCGAAGACCACCCGTAGGCCCTGGAGGAAGTCCGAGATCGACAGCGGGTCGTACGGGTAGCTGATCCCGTCCTCTTGCGGTTCGGCTGGGATCCATCGGCTCTCCAGCCGGTGGAGGAGTCCTTGTAGGCCGTGGCGTTCCTGGTCTTTCACACGACTTCGACGAGCGTCCTGGCCGAGTATTCCCACTTGCCGTTGACGTTGTGGTCGAGGTAGACGTACCAGAACGTCGGCGGATCGTAGAACAGGAGCGTGACAGTCTTGCTGAGGCTGAAGCAGCCGGTCGCATCGGTCGCGACCTGCGTGTTCGGGATGCCAACGAACACAACGAGGTAGGTCGAGTTCGGCTTGAAGTTGCAGCCCGAGACGGTAAGTGTGTCGCCGTTCCCGATGACGGGCGTGGCCGTGATCTTGTCTGCCTGGGCCGATGTCGCCAGCACCAGTGATCCTGCTAGAAGAACCACAACCAGCAATCGCTTCATTCGTGAGATCTCCTTCCCTCTTACGATAACGGCTTGCGCGTGAACGTAATCATCACGCCGATAAGAGCAGCTGTGGCGGTGAGAGTGTCCGATCCGTTCGCGCCAAGCCGCTGGATGCGGAACTGGACGAGATCACCAGCACCGGGCGTACCGCCAAGGGTGATGGCCGAGGTGGCGGCGCTGATATGAACCTGATTGGCCGTTCCTGTGTAGGCGTCGGTGAGGGTGACCTGGGTGCCGAACGCCGTGTCGATCGCCGTCGCGTTCGGATAGGAGATCCCGTCAACACCCCAGACGACCGCGTTCGCCGAAGAGGCGTTCGCGAGCCAGAAGAACTTCGCGGTGACGGTGCCGCCGTCCCAGTCGGATGGCATCGCGACGGTCGCCTGACATTCGCTGGTGACGGCGTCGGCGAAATCGATGTGGTAGTAGTTGACCTTGTTGGTAGCGGTTTCCGTCTTGGCAGCAGCCGTCGCTCCTCCGGTCGTTGACACCCACATCCCGGCGGCAGTCAGGAACAACTGGCCGGACGGAACTGGTCCTCTGGCCCCGTCCATTCCGTCAAGACCCGCAGGGCCTGTCGCGCCCGTCACTCCTGTCACGCCCGTCGGACCGCCTGTCGGCCCGGTCGCGCCTATCTTTCCGTCGAGCCCGTCGTTTCCCTGCGGGCCGGTAGGCCCAGTCACACCGGTCGGACCTGTCGCACCGGTCACCCCAACCGGACCTGGCGATCCGTCAAGACCGTCCGAACCTTGAACACCGGAAGCGCCGGTTACCCCCGTGACCCCCGTCACGCCGGTGACACCCGTAACTCCTGTCGTCCCGGCAGGTCCGGTCGGGCCGCTAGGCCCGGACGGCCCAACAGGACCTTCTAACCCGTCATTGCCCTGTGTTCCCGCGTCACCGTTCCGGTCGAACTGCAAGCGGATCTGCTGACCATTCGTGAACGGTGAGGCCGCGCTCGACGAGATGTTCGTGACGGTGATGTTGTTGTAACCGGTCGGGGTCGCGAGCGACTGCACCGAGAACGTCAACCACTTGCTGGAGTCCGCCTCGGCGACGAGACGGATGAAGCCTTTGGTGGTGCTGGTCGAGTCGTCGAACGTCGCGATGATCGCCGTCCAGTCCTGCCCCAGACGATCGACGTTCTCGGCACGGATCACCGTTGAAGCGTTCTGCGTGCTGTTGCTCAATCGGAGGTTCCCTGCACCAGGATCCGAGTCGGTGGTGGTCGTGTCGAACAGATACGGGATCCCCGATGGTGTTGCAGGGCCGGTCGGGCCGATCTGACCGTCCAACCCGTCCTGACCAGCAGCACCTGTAGCGCCAGTCACGCCGGTGGTGCCAGCACCAGTAACGCCGGTCACACCAGTAACACCAGTGACGCCGGTCACGCCGGTGATCCCAGTCACACCCGTCGGCCCCGTCGGCCCCGTGACGCCAGTCGGCCCCGATGGCCCTTCTAACCCGTCCAATCCTTGTGCGCCGGTAGCCCCTGTCACGCCTGTTACACCGGTAACGCCTGTGACGCCAGTAGTGCCAGCACCCGTCACACCCGTCACCCCGGTGACCCCGGTCACACCGGTAGGTCCGGTTGGACCGGTCGGACCCGACGGGCCACTCATACCGTCCAGGCCGTCGTTGCCCTGCGGCCCCGTAGGCCCTGTCGCACCCGTCACTCCAGTAACTCCGGTGACGCCTGTGATACCCGTGACCCCAGTTGGTCCTGTCGCTCCGGTAGCTCCTGTCACTCCTGTGGCCCCGGCAGGTCCGGTCGCACCGGTCGAGCCGACAGACCCGTCGAGCCCGTCCAAGCCCGCAGCGCCTGTTGCGCCCGTGACGCCTGTCACCCCTGTGACGCCGGTCACGCCCGTGACGCCGTTCGTTCCGGTAGGACCTGTCGCTCCGGTCACGCCTGTCACACCGGTAGTCCCTGCTGGGCCTGTGGGACCGCTAGGGCCGGAGGGTCCTTCCAATCCGTCGAGGCCCTGAATGCCTGTCGGTCCTGTGGCACCCGTCGTCCCGGTGACACCAGTGACCCCGGTTACGCCCGTGACCCCCGTGATCCCGGTCGCGCCAGTCGGGCCTGTCGGGCCGGTAGGCCCGGTGACGCCTGTCGATCCGACTGCGCCGTCGAGCCCGTCAACACCCTGTGGCCCTGTCGGGCCTGTAGCGCCAGTGACCCCGGTGACTCCTGTCACGCCGGTAACGCCGGTGATGCCAGTGACCCCGGTAGGCCCGGTCGCACCTGTGACGCCTGTGGCTCCTGCGGGTCCTGTCGCGCCTGTTGACCCGACAGACCCATCGAGCCCATCGAGCCCAGCCGCTCCCGTCACCCCGGTCACGCCGGTAACCCCCGTGACGCCGGTGACGCCGTTCGTTCCTGTCGGCCCGGTAGCTCCTGTCGCTCCGGTGACGCCAGTCACTCCGTTCGGGCCTGTTGGGCCTGTTGGGCCGCTAGGCCCTGATGGTCCCTCCAACCCGTCCAATCCCTGGACGCCGGTCGGGCCGGTAGCACCCGTGACCCCGGTCACTCCAGTAACGCCGGTCACGCCAGTAGCACCGGTGATGCCGGTCACTCCTGTCGGCCCGGTTGGGCCAGTTGGACCTGTCGGGCCGGAAGATCCCGACGGGCCTTCCAATCCGTCGAGCCCTTGCGGCCCTGTCGGACCGGTCGCCCCGGTTGCCCCGGTAACACCGGTCACGCCCGTCACTCCGGTCGGCCCAGTCGGGCCGGTCGGGCCTATCGAGCCGGACGGGCCTTCAAGGCCATCCAGGCCCTGAGGTCCGGTTGAGCCGGTGACACCGGTGACACCGGTTGTCCCGGCGGTCCCGGTGGCACCGGTCACGCCCGTCACGCCGGTCACGCCAGTGACCCCGGTCGGTCCTGTAGGTCCTGTCGGGCCTGTGACTCCTGTTGGGCCACTCGGGCCTTCCAGTCCGTCCAAGCCTTGCGGACCCGTCGCTCCTGTCACACCAGTCACGCCGGAAGCACCGCCGCCAGGTCCTGTCGCGCCTGTCACACCGGTGACGCCTGTTGAGCCGACACCGGTCGGTCCTTCCAATCCATCCAGCCCTTGCGGCCCAGTGACCCCGGTGACACCGGTCACGCCCGTCACTCCGGTCACTCCCGTGACACCGGTTGTCCCGGCAGGGCCTGTAACACCGGTCGGACCGGACGGGCCTTCCAACCCATCGAGTCCTTGCGGTCCTGTCGGTCCGGACGACCCGGTGACTCCCGTTACCCCGGTGACGCCTGTGACACCAGTGGTGCCTGCGGTTCCAGTCGGTCCGGTCGCTCCGGTGACCCCCGTGACTCCGCTTGCGCCAGCTGCACCGGTCGGCCCGGACGGGCCTTCAAGCCCGTCGAGCCCTTGCGGGCCGGTCGGACCGCTGACGCCCGTCACACCGGTAACCCCGGTCACTCCAGTCGTGCCAGCACCGGTCGCGCCCGTGACGCCTGTCACACCGGTGACTCCGGTCGGCCCGGCTGGTCCTGTCGGCCCTGACGGTCCGGTCGGGCCCGAATGCCCGATCGCGCCTTCTAGCCCGTCAAGCCCCTGCGGGCCGGTCGCACCAGTAACCCCGGTGACTCCGGTAACGCCCGCGCCTGTCGGCCCGGTCGGCCCTGTGACACCGGAAGGGCCTGTAGCGCCGGTGACCCCGGTGACCCCAGTGGTTCCAGCACCTGTCGGTCCGGTGGGTCCAGACGGTCCGGTCGGCCCGGTAGAACCTGACGAGCCGTCGAGCCCGTCAAGTCCGCTAACACCAGAAGGGCCCGACGGGCCTGTCGGTCCGGTCGGGCCGGTGCCGCCGCCACCGCCCTGGACCATGTCGAACTTCTCCTCGACAGCGTTCCACGTAGGAACGTCTCCCTGAGAGAGGCCCGACGGATTTACATCGAGGAGGTCGATGAGCCGCCGGATAATCCGGATCCCGCTCATCGACTCTCCTCAACCTCCGATCAGCGGATCCCTAGCTCGATGGAACGACGGTCTGGAGCCCGCAGTTCGCAGCAGGCGGCGTATGAGACGTCTGCCACACGGATCCCAGCGCGCCGATGACCGTGCCTGGATCGTCCGTGTATGGCCCGTGACCCCACGTCGGATTCGCCCTGCTGAACCCGGTGAGGACAGGAACCAGGACGTCCGAGTTGAGCGTGGACTGGCCCACCTGCCACTGGCTCATCGGCCAGATCCAATGCCAGTACGGAAGCGTCGGATCCTGATGGTCGATGTCCCACACGTACGACCAGACCTCAATCGCGACCTTCGGCGGCGGGGTCTGCCCGCACTCCAGGTTGTCCGGCCAGTCGAACCCGATCGGTGAGCCGCCCGACGAGATCATCGCCCCGCCGAGCATCAGCGCGACCAGCCCCGGCTCCAGCTGCCCCAGCTGGATTTCGAAGTTGAACCGCTTCAGCAGATCGGGGAACTTCGCCGTCGCGATGATGCAGTCGCAGCCGGACTTCAGCGTCCGGTCGGAGCCCGTCTCGACCTCCGGCGTGAACTGAAGCTGCACCAGCTTGTCGGTGACGTAGTAGTTGTTCGACCCGGAATGAACATTCCCGGTGTCGTCGAGGAGCGTCACTCGCATCCCACAAGCGAGGATGGAGGACGCGCAGATTGCAGCAGCCATGTCTTCCTGGTCCTCCTTCCTACGTTGAGGTGTTCGTCCAGTCGATGAGAACAGCCGACTGGAGAACCGTGTCCCAATCGACCACGTAGACGCGCTCCGCTCGGTACTCGACGGTGTTCTGCCCGCGGTCGAGCGCCTGGTAGAGGTTGCCCGGATAGATGATCATCTCGCTCCGGCGGACATCGACAGGTCCTGTCACGAACGCCCAGTCCTGCCCCGCCGATGGTGCTGCCCGTCCGCCTGGGGCGAGCCCGATGTAGCCCGTGCCTTCCGCGATCGGCGTTCCCTCCACCGTGTAGAGCAGGTTGTCTGCGCCACGGTAGGAGCGGAACTGACCCCAGGCGGTCACGATCGCGGGGGTGGCATGGATGATCCCGTCGCGGCCGGTGGCACCGAGCGCGTTCGCGAGGTAGGAGAGGCCCACCTTCGGAGGTTGCGCGGCACCACCGGCAAGGACGACGCAGTTGCCGTCGAGCGCAGCGGGGTTGGCGTTCACGGCGTGCGCTTTCGCGAACTCGATCTCGACCGCTTGCGACTCGACAGCGTCGAAGACCTTGGCGGCCCTGGCGACGAACCTGTCCTGCATCCGCGCCTGGTACTCCTGGTCCGACTCTCCGGGGAGCATGGCGGTGAAGATCGAGCGGGCCGTGCATGTCTCGGTGATGTAGACGGCGAACGCGCCGAATGTCGGCAGCGCGATCGCCCCGCCGACAGCCTTCGTGCGGAAGGTGCCGGTCGAGCATGGATCCCAGCTGGTAGCCACGTCCGAGGGGTAGCTCCACACTCGGACGCCCGCCTGCCAGTGGGGGTCTGCCTCCTCGATGATCGTTGCGACGTCGAGGAGCCGGTATCGGGGAGGGACGGGCAGAGGCCCGTCAACGACGAAGAACGGGGCTGTGGTGCTCGCGTCAGCCATCCTCTATCCCGTCCCTTCCCGACTCGTTCCTAGCAGGTGATCGCCGTCGCCGGATTCGCGACCGTACCGTCGTTGCAGATCGTCGCGACGATCTCCAGTGCGTCGATCCCGACATAGGCCGCGGCTTCGAACGTCTCGGCGAAGATCTGGAAGTCGTTCGTCGCGTTCAGGACGCTGTCACGGACGATCCCCAGGTCGAGCGTTCCGCCGTCGAGGAACAGGTACGCCCCTTCGTGGAACACGTACAGCTTCGCGGTAGACGGGAAGTCGAGCAGCGCACCGGCTGACTGCGCGCCGAACACCTGGCTGCCGCCCGTCTCGGTGTCGAGGTACCACGTCACATCGACCCCGTAGGAGCCGAGGAGCGCGTCCACGTTGTCCGCCTTCACGTCGAACCGCTGGAACTGCGTGTTCACGACGTCGGCGGCGATTGCCTCGCGCAGCCACGCCGGGGCCAGACAGCGAAACCGCATGTCCGGGTTCATCCTGTTCCGCGACTTCACCCCGGCGACCGCGTACAGGACGGTGTCGATGATCGTCGAGGCGGTGCCGTAGACCTTGGCCTGTGTGGTCTGCGTCGCCGTCGAGTGGATGTAGTCCAGCAGCGCCGAGTCCGCGACACGCGCGTGATACGCGATCGACAGGTCGAGCCACTGGGCGATCAACTCGGGGAACGCCCTGGCGTTCAGGTTCCCGAACTTCAGGATCCTGTAGATCATCTCCAGGTTCACCGTGGAGAAGTTCGGGCAGGCAACGGCCAGCGAGTTCTTCGTCGCGAACGTGCCGCCAAGCGCGTCGTTCGCCGCCGTCTTGATCCCGACACCCGCCGCGACGTCGGTGATCAGCGCCGGACGTGCGAACTGGAGTCCGCCACGGACGGCGTTGAAGCTCGCCAGGGCATCCCTGACGGGCCGCGCGCCGACGGACAGCATCGCGAGTTCGTAGTACGGCGTGACCGGCGCGCACAGCCCGCCGGACGCGACGAGCACCTCGGGTGCGGTCGTCTCACGGATCCGCTGCTGGATGTCGAACGGCTCCATGCTTTCGAAGCCGAGCCGACGGCCCTTCGGATAAAGCTCGCCCCAGTCGGCGGACGCGAGGACGGTCTTGATGCCCCCAGGCATCCCGCCGTCGTTCATGTCGGCGATCAGCTTCGCCATCTCCATCCGGTCGGAGATCGGCAGGCCGGTCATCTTCGACCGGAGCGACAGCCGCGGCTCCTCGGACGTCTCGACGGGGGTGTGCTCCGGCGTCGGCCGCGGGCGTGCCGCCCTGGATGACGCGGTGACAAGCTCACGCGCGACCTCGGGCTCCGGCTCGGGCTCCGGCTCGGGCTCGCCTTCCTCCTCGGCCACGATCTCGGGCTCGCTCGGCTCGGCGGGCTCGGGCTCCGGCTCGGGCTCCTCGCCGATCGCGTCGAGCACCGCGGTCCCGACCGTCTCGGCGAACGTCTCCTGATCCTTCGCGCGTTCATCCAGCACCGCAGCGATCGCCTTGTACGTCTCGGCGGCCTCGCGGGTCTGGTCGATCACGTCCTGGAGCGAAAGCTCGCCGAGCCACTCAGCGTCCCGCTCCTCTTCCTTCAGCGCCGACTCGCTCGCCGCCTTCTTCATCGAGTCCTTGTAGGACTTGTGAAGACCGCGAAGCTCCTCGTCGCTGAGCGCCTTCAGGTCCTCTGGGACCTCGGCGTACAGTCGCTTCTTCATCTCGGGTCCTCCAGGTGAGCGTGGATTGGTGTTGCGGCTCGCCCGGGGCTATGACCCGAAGCTGGACGCGAAACGCTATGCGTTACGCGGCTACGAGAAGTCTACGAACGGAAGCGGCGAGCCTTTAGCCCGCCGCGTCTTCCTCAGCTACACCGAAGCCAGTCGGCCGGATCCCCGTACTTGCCGGGACTGGCCGCGATGACCGCTTCGATCTCCTCGGCGCTCAGCTTGTCACTGGCGATCAGCCAGGTGCCGGGGAACGTGTCTGCGTCCTTGTGTTTGAAGATCCACTTCATCAGAGTCCTCCTTCGGGACTTGCCTGCTGGGCTCATGGGAGTCGATGCCGACACCCCCTCAGAGGGCGAGCGGTTTCACCGGTAACCGCACCTCGGCGTTTCAGCGCGGAGCCCGACACCGCTCCCATCAGCCCAGCTACTGGGTAGCGACCGCCACGGCTTGCTGTACGCGTCAACCAGGCCACGTCGAAGGGAGGTCCTCGCTGCCCCGCAGCGATCCAATCGGTGGGACACCTCGTTGCTTCCGTGCTGGGCCGCTACCCAGGAAGCGGTAAGTATACCGTCAGAGGTCGGCTACGGCAACTGCCATCCTGGGCGGCCCATTGGACGACCGGGTCTTCCAGATGCTCTCGACCCGGTCGTCGTGCTCGACCAGGCTGGGTACGGTCGCCACGACGGTGACCGCCTTGCGTGTCGCCCACTCACCGACGATCGCGTCCTCGGCCCGCCGTCGCGCGTGGTCGTACCCGGCATCGGTAGCCCAGGCGAGGAACCCGTCGATCAGCCGTGTGGGCCAGCAGAGCGCGACGACAGGGACGAAGTCGGAGGTGAGCAGCCGGACGTGCGTCTCATGCTTGATCTGCGCCTGCCAGAACAAGGGCACGTTGTTCAGCGACGTCGTCGGCAGGAACAGCGCCACCGGCCCGGTCTGCCCGTCGAGCGCCGGACCGACCGTCTCGGCGATCGCAGCCGCCGGTGTTGCGTCGTCCTGGATTATGAGAAGCCACTCAGAGTCTGGCGGGTCGAGCAGGCACCGTTTGTACGCCTCCCACGGCATCTCGCCGTCCTCGCCGACGATCACCTCGACAGGGAACGGTCGGAGCGCCTGGACGAGCGGCGCGACCAGCGACGCGCGTGACGGATGGTGCTGGATCCGGACTGCTAGGCGGCCCGACGTGACGCCAGCCGCACTTCTTGCGGGTCGAGCACCGCTTCGACGATCGCCTGCACGCTCTGCGGCTCGTCGCAGCCGCAGTCGATGTCGGCGGCGGCGATCAGCGACATCACGACTTCCTCGCCGTCCTCACCGGACGCGACAAGCGCGCGTGGGGTCGTGAACCCCTGCTTCGGCACGCTCAGGATCCCGAGCAGGTCGAGGCCGCCGGGACGGCGTGTCGGGTTGCGCCAATCGCCGGACGGGCCGTTCGCGCGGAGGTCGCGGATCTGCCGGTCGGTCGCGGTCGGTTCGATCGACCCGGCAAGCCACGGTCCGAGCTTCCCATCGACGACGCGGACGTAGGCGGCGACCGAGCCGGTGTGGTCGTAGTGCTCCCGTGCGGCGGCAGCTGTCAGGTGCGGCGCTGCGTGGCCGGTGTTCACGGTGATCTTCCCGATATCCACCGGGCCTTCCTCGGTGTAGACCTGGCCGACATGGAAGAACGCGTAGTCGGACGGTGATCGTGGTGCCATCACGCAGCTGTTGAGGTAGCCGCTGTGGCAGCGTGACCATTCCGCTAGGTGGCCGAATACCTGCCCGTCGGCGGTGACGGTCAGCGGGGTCGGCCTGTCAGCCTCAGGCGCGAAGAACCAGTCTCGCGGATAAGGGAGCGCGCCGGTCGGACCGGCCGCGTACATGCTCTGCCCGACGTCGGCGTTCTCGGCGTCGTCGTCCGGTTCGATGTCGAGCGGCGGCGCGGACGGCCCCAGCCACGCCATCACCTGATCCTGTACCGACTGGTGGTATGCCATCCGGTCGCGTAGCGTGCTTGCGAGGTCCTCGTTCCCGACGGCGTCGGCGACCTGGGATGCGTCCTCCAGTTCGTCGATCACTTCGTCGTTCGCGTAGGCGAGCATCGTGCAGGCTTCCATCAGTTCTTCCAGTGTCGAGGCGAGAAGCTCATCCACCGGTGATGGATCACCGACGTCGGCGACGAGTTCGACCTCGGTGCCGTCAGCGGGAAGGAAACCGGCGGCTGCGATCGACCCGTCCGCGCCCCAGGTGTCCGGGATCCTCGACGACAGGCCGAGCGCCTTCGCCCGCCTGATGATGTGCCTGCGGATCGCGTTGTGGGACGCGCCACCACGTCCGACCGCGTGGATCGCGTTGTCGAGATCCGCACCGTTCCGGATGTAGTAGCTGCCGTCAGGCATGGCGACACCCGACTTCGCCATCTGTCTGCGCTCCTCAGCGGACGGCTGCCCCGCAGCGGTGAGGTTGATCGAGGAGATCAGCTGCCGGAGGATCTCTTTGCGCTGAGTGTTCATGTGACGAAGGGTAACGCCGGAAGCGGCTAGCGCCTCCTGCTGGCCGCCGTAGGTGATGCCACCTTCGTCGGTGTGGGCGATCTGAACGTCGGCGGCGTCGGCGAACACGCTGACGCACCGGCAGTTGATCACCTCCTCGTCTGGGCCATCCGGGTCGCCCGGGTACATCAGTTCTCCATCGCCGACCTCGTATGGGTCGCCGATCCCTACGACCTGGCCGTCGGCTGCGACGTGAGTGGGGCGGACACGGTTGTCACCGGCGGTCGTCCACCGCTTGTATTGCGGGCCGCTGTCGCCGAGGCTCGCCGCCGCCTGATGAGACGCGGCGTTCCCGATCGAGACGAGGTCTGTGCGGGCGAGCATCCACGCCTGCCAGTCAGCCTGGAGCCCGAGCGTGTCCTTCAACGCCGCGGCTGTCTGGTCCACCGTCCAGCCTTCGCTGAGCGCGTTCAGGATCACTTGGGCCGCCACGTCCTGCGATCCGGCTACGACCCGTTCGGCCTGCCGTCCTGCTTGGGCGGTGACGAGCGGCTCGTAGAACGCGCGGGTGACGTTCGGGCTGAACGGGTCACCGGCAGCAGCTGCCATCCGCCGTTGGGTGGTGCGCGTCCGGTCCTTCACCGACTGGGCCAGGTCGTCCGGCTGGACGATCTCGTACAAGGTCGGTGTGGTCCGTAGTTCACCGGCAGCCGCCAGGGTTGGTGTGGACAGCCGCTTGTACCTGGCAGCGATCTTTGACGCGCTCGCCCGTAGCAGCGTCTCGTACTTCTTCACCAGCTGCGGCTCCAGGGCGGCAGCAGCCCTCCCGCCCTCCTTCAGCGCACGGTTCGCCTCAGTCGCGTTCATAGCCGCACGCGAGCGCGGACGCCTGCCGCAGATCGAGCAGCGCGTCGATCACCGACGACACGTCCTTCGGTTCGAAGTCTCCTCGTCCCATCGCCTCCTGCCAGCGAATCAGGATCAGGTCCGCATCCCGCACCGTCTCCTGCGCCAACCTCTGGATCGTAAGGACGCTCATAGCCCATGCGCCGCGCCGTCCTCGGCGTAGTGCTTCCGGCAGACCGGGTGGCCGTGCTGCGGGTGCAGATGCCACTTCATCCGCCAGCAGCCTTTCACATGGCAGTTCTGGTGCTTCAGGAACAGTCCGATCGCGCCGAAGTACGCGAGATCGGATCCGAACCCTGACCACCACTGGTAGCCCTCGCCACGGAGCATGAACCAGTCGAGCCAGTTCCGCACCATCTCATGCCGCCCGCTCGATCAGTTCGACGATCCCGTCCGGCAGCGTCGCCGATGTCTCGTACAAGGTGCGTGCGGCATGGGTTTCGACGAGGGCGGCCAGACGGTCAGCGACGTTCGACGCGACACCCCACTGCGGCAGCATCCGTCGCAACGGGTCGGCACCACCGGCAACGAGTTCGTTCGCGTTCAGGCCGAGCAGCGCGATCTGCTCACCGCCGAGCGTCGGGGCGATCATGCTGCCCGCGAGGCCGCGCGTCCGCTCGACACACTCCGGGCAAACGCCTGGTTTCCTGGCGGCGCTGACGATCCTCGCCCCGGCACGCTCGCGGGAACGGTCGAGCGCGAATAGGGCGGCACCGGTGATCGTCCATCCGGTCGCGCTCATCTGTGTCCGCTGCTGCTGCTCGTTCTGCTGCTGCTGCCCCGGCGTCGGCTCCGGCGGTGCGCCTTCGAACTCACCGGCTGGCGGCGTCGCCTGCTCACTGATCGGCAGGTTCTGCTGGAACTCCGGCAGGATCGCCGCGTTCCGTGTCTTCAGCAGGATCCCGCGGAGCATCTCCTCGGGCGTTGGGGCGTCGTCGTCGTCGAAGCCGGTGACCTCACGGAGCGTCTCGTCGCCGATCACCAGCCGGTCGTGGAGGTCCTTCGCGTCTTGTGTCCGGTCCGGATGGTTGACGATCTCGGCCTCGTCGAAACCGACGACGATCTCGTCCGCGTACGCGATTTCTTCCTGGCGGGCGAGCGGCCGAAGGTACGCGCTGCCGAGGTTATCTACGAGCGCGCGTGCGACAGGGTCGAGATGCGCCGTCCAGGTCTGGTCGTCCACCTGCCACGCCGTCCAGTGGTTCGCGTCGGTCATCCCGAGCAGCACCTCGGGTGGCATGTCGAGCCCGAGCGCGACCCGCTGCACAGCCGTCTCCCAGTGCTTCAGTTCCGGGATCTCCTCGTTCGGGTCGTGGATCTTGATGTGCTGGTAGACGCTGTTCTCCGCGATCATGTGCGCCGGAGCCCGGATGATGATGGGGGCGACCGCACCTGCCGACGCCGGGTTCTGGATCGGCCGGATCATCGCGAGGTGCAGCTGCCTGGAGGTCGGATCGGACTTCGGGTCGTCGTCGTTCTGCCCGTCCGGCGACCCGTAGGTGATCTCGTCGCTGAGTACCAGGATCCCGGCCGCGGCCAGCCGTGACTTCAACCTCGCGTTGAACGACGCCTCCAGCAGTTCGATCTGCTGGTAGAGCGGCAGCACCGCGCGCACCGGGCTGTCGGCCAGCCGGGAGTACTCGGGGTGCGGGTTCCAGAACCTGTAGACGACAGCACCCTCACCTACCGGTTCGAAGTCTTCGTCACCGGCGTCCGTGATCTCCGTCGGTGCGGCACCGGGCCATTCGAACCTGACGTAGCCGCGCCCGCCGGGGATGGCGCGTAGCTCGCTCGACGAGAGGAACTCCCACTTCTCCTCCCCGTTGTCGTCGTCTTGCCCGAGCAGGTACGCCTCGCCGATCAGGAACCACAGGCGGCCGTAGTTGTAGAACAGCTGCGCCCGTCCGCCGCCCGGGTCCTGGATCCGGTCAAGCTGCTGAGACTCCCATGTGTCCGGCCCGCTCTCCTTCACCTCACCGTTCTCGTCCAGGCGAGCGGCGTAGATCCGCAGCTTGGTGAGCGCCTTCGCGTAGAACTGCGCCGGGTACCAGCATTCGCCCAGTGTGGCGTAATACTGGAACGCCAGACGCTGCCACGGCTGGCTGAGCCGCCGGTATTTCGCCGCCAGTTCCGGGGTGGTTCGTTCCGCGGACGCAACCAGCGACTCGTTGAAGATGGCGTCACCCTGCGGGACATCCAGGGTCAGCCGGTGACGGCTGCGGCCGAACAGGGGCACTTAGCGACCGGTGACCGCGGGCTTGACCGGCTTACGCCCCGTCCAGACGCTGTCCGGCGCGGACGGGTCTGTGGGACGCCGTGGCGCATGGATGATCGTCTTCTCCGCGTCCTGCCTCTGCCGTGGCTCGACGTTCGCGCCTGAGCCTCTGCACCCGCATCCCATCGTGAAATCCTCCTCGCTCGACTACGAGGAAAGGATACGAGCCGAAGCGGCTTCGGCTATGGGTCGAGGTTCCTGGCTGTCAGACCGGCGGCGAGACTAATAGTGAACGGTGCCGCGGCGACGAGTGTCCCGTGCGGCCGGATCAACCATGCGACCCACCAGCCGACGGCGAACCAGCCTCCGGCGCACCACGGGCACTCCAGCCACTTCTGGATCCAGGGGAGATGGTCGAGCAGCCAGTTCCGGGGTCGGTCACCGATCTCATCGACGGCGGCGATCCGCCATGACCGGTAGGCCGCGCCGATGAGCAGAATCGTCTGCCACCAGCCCGGGACGGTCATGTGACGAGGCCGGTGGTGAGCAGGATCGTCCGTCGGAACTTCCGGAGCCCGGGCGGCCACGGGCGTGGTCGCAACGTCACCTGGGCGTCCGGCCACATGATCGACGCGAGGTGCGCGCTCGCGTGGAAGCGACCCTGGTCGTGCTCGACATAGCGGGCGTGACGTGCCGCGCGTGCCTCGGGGTTCGCCCAACCGAAGTGGAGGATCTCTGTCATCGAGTCTTCGCCCATCGCGCGCTGGTGGCGTTGCACGACGGCGGGTGGGACACGCCCGCATGCCAGCTGTCGGTCGGCGATCCGCAGTTCGTGCGCGAGCAGTGCGCTCGGTTGGTAGCAGACCGGCGACTGGTGCTCGCGCCAGCCGCCGTCCTCGCGGACGCAGAGGACGTCCTCGTCGGCGCACCAGATCTCCTGCATCCGCAAGGTCACGACCGCCGCCGTGGAACGGGTGAGTGCCTTCCGCAGCTGTCGGCCGTCGGCGATGAACTCGTCCGCGTCGATCGCGAGCAGCCAATCCGGATTGGCGCGCAACGCCCAGTCCAATGCATCCTGCCGCGCGTAGCCTTCGTGCTGGTAGAAGGTCGAGTGCGGACGGCCGCTGACCTTCACCCTCTCGCCCCACGCATCCTGGGTGAGGATGCCGACGGTGCCGTCTCGGCTGCCGTCATCGAACACACGGATCTCGTCGCAGAAGTCGAGCAGCGACCAGATGCAGTTCTCCAAGTACCGGTCGGCCTCGTCCTTCACGATCAGTGAGGCGACGAGCTTCATCGGTTGCCACGCCGTAGCAGCTGGCTGAGCATCCCCGGCTTCGCGACCTCGACCTGGACGTTGCTCGGCATCGGCTTCGGTGCCGACGGCGTCTTCCTGCGCGCCTTCGCCGCCTGATCGTGCAGCGTACGGCTGACCGCCGGATCCTTCCCCTGGCGCATCTGCGCGTTCACCCGACGGACGCGCCGCTGGTGACGTACGGCGAACGTGAGCGCGGCCCCGTCCTTCGCCGGTGGGATTCTCGGATGCTTCACATGTACCTCGGCTTCCACCAGTCCCAGTAGCCATTCATTGTCCCATCGGACGCGTACGACGGCCACGCCCGATGCCACCCCTTCACCCTGTACTCCTCGGTCAGCGTCAGCCACGGTTCGAACGGCAGCTGGTCGAGGCCGAAGCACGGCATGTCCGGCGCGATCCACGCCTTCGTCACGCCCGGGTGGTCCAGCTGCCATTCGGTGAAGCCGCCGTAGCCGTGGTCACCGTTCGGGTTCGGACGACAGCGTTCGAACGCCCGCTTGCGGACGATCCCCTTCCCGCCGATGTGCTGAGCATCGACGACGACACGCGACCAGAACGGGACACTGTGGGGCGGACCGGGGTTCCAGGGTTCCATGCCGAGAATGTCGAGTTCGGGCCGAGCGGTCATCTGACGGCTCATCTCGTCGAGCCAGCCGGGGCAGACGACGAAGTCGTTGTCGATCTTCGCGAACCGGTCGATCGGGGTGCGGAGGTCGAGATAACGGTTGATCGCGCTGACCGGCCCGCCGAACGGACGGTCGTCGTATACGATCACCGGGTTCGCGATCCTGCCGTCGTTTCGCTTCTCGATCGTCTCCCCGAGCCACTCGGCAGTGCCGTCCACGCTGCCGTCGTCCATCACATACAGGGCGCAGCCTTCGTTCCTATCAACATGCTCGTCCCAGTTGGTGTTCTCCAGCAGCGCGGTGAACGACTCGCGGGTCAGTTCCAACCGGTTGTGGGAGACGTAAAGGATGTCAAGCATCACGAACCCGGAGGGCGAGGTTGAGCATACGCTGCCGCTCGCCGACATGGTCGGGCTGCTTGTGCATCCGGTCGGCCGCGTCGTGGTAGGGCATGTGCTGGATCGGCACCTCGACAAGAACACGCAGCGTCAGGGCGGTGAACAGAACATCGCAGGTGCGGTAGATCGCGAAATCGGCGTAGTCGGGATTCCCGAGATCATGGGTGCGGCCGTACGACCTGAACCGGTCGAACGCGCGTTGTGGTGCGTCCCGGTGGAACGCTGCGCCGAAGCCGACGAGGGCGTGCTCACGGTAGAAGTCGTGGCGGAACTCGGACGGCATGTTGCACGTCACATAGCTTTCGGGACCGTCGTGGACTACTAGCCCCGTGCCGTCCTCGCGACCAGGGAAGTGGGCGCGGATGATCGCCTCGGGATGGCTGACGATCACGTCGTCGTCCTGAACGTAGATCAGATCGTTCGTGGCGTGCCCGATCGCGGCGTAGCGTCCGTACACGCTCAGGTCCTCCACCGGCATCCTGACCGCGAACGACCCCGGCGGGTCCACCCACCGTTGCAGCAGCTGCCGTCGGCCGTTGTCCCAGACCAGGATCTCCCAGTCGGCCGGGAACGTCGCGATGATCGGCTGGAGATCGACGTTCCCGCGGGTGACGATGATCGCGCTGACGCTCACACTGCTCTCGCGACCACGCCCCAGCCGAGGATCCAACGGCTGTCGCCGCCATAGTCGAACCGGCCGCGTTCCTCCAGCCGGACGATCTCGAAGTTCGCTGCTTTCAGCAGCGTCGCGATCCCATTCGGGGTGAACCGCCAGAGATCGGTTTGTTCGACGATCGGCCAGTTAGTCGGCCCTGTCATCACAAGGTTCCGTTCACCATAGAGCGCGCGTTCCCAATCGCGGAAGACCTGCTCGGGCTCCGGTAGGTACTGAACTGCCTGGGTGCAGAGCACCGAATGGAACGGAACCTTCTCCCGCCAGTTGTCAGCGATGTCCGCGTAGTCCGGGTCAAACGGAACATGCTCGGCACCGCATCCCTCCACGATCTGGCGATAGGGTGACTGGCCTGCGGCGTAGTCGAGCACTCGGCCTGTCAGGAACCCGTCGTTGGCTGCCTGCTGGACGAACTCGCGGATCGAGGCTCGCTCGATCTCGCGGATATCGCTCATGCGTCTTCCTCCCGACCAACAGCAGCCATGAGCGCGTCATAAGTAGCATCGCGGAGCAGGACGATGTACCCGACCTCATCCGGCGACCTCTTTGTCGCCACGTCGAGCGCAAGCTCACGCAGCACCTGCTGCGCCTCGTCGCGTTCTTGTTCTACACGGGAAAGAGCGGCCGTGACGCGGTCACTCGCGTTGACGGCGCAGCCGGGGTCGTGGAGTAGGACGGGTTGCTGGCAGCGGCACGCCTCGGATGCAGCGACGGTAAGGCGCACCAGGTCGTCAGAGAGTCTCTCCGCGCTCATCTATGCGTCCTC